ATGCTTTATGTCTTTTTAATAATCCCGATATTATCAACGCCTTGCCAGTATGTAACGCTTTATTTTTGTGTGTTCTTCATAGATTTGAAGGTTATCAATTTACGCATAATGTGTACACTAATGTGTATATCTTCTTCCGGAGTGTACACATTGCTTACCGACACAAAATTAAGAAAAGCTCTTGGCAAAAAAAGAGACCAAATCGAGGTCATTTCAGACGCACATGGTCTGAATGTCAGGTTGTCTACATCCGGCAGTATAACATTCTTTTACCGCTACAGATGGAACGGGAAAGCCGCTCAACTAACGATTGGTGATTATCCAACCACCTCATTAGCTCATGCGCGAGAACGTAGGCAGCAGTTCAGGGCTTGGCTAGCGGAAGGGCTTGATCCTAGACGGCAAGTAGTACTTGAGAAACAGAAAAAAGTAGAAGCGCTTACAGTGAAAGAAGCATTCGATTACTGGGAGAAGTACTACTGCATCCCTGAAGGTCTGGTAAAAATCAAAGTTAACCGCCGCGACTTCAATAATCATATAGCCCCAGTGCTCGGAAATATGATTGTAGATCAGACAACTAAAGCTCACTGGCTAAATCTTTTTGACGGTATGGGGCGAAGAGTGGTTACAGGGCAAATGCTCGGTTTGATGCAGCGCACATTTCGTTTCTGTTCCAACCGTGGGGTAATTAACGTGAACCCTATTGAAAGCCTTAGACGATCAGATGTAGGGCTCACAGCAGCTGTAAAAGATCGCAGGTTAAGTGATGATGAAATCATTACAGTTTGGAATGCCCTGCCTGAGATGAAATATAGGCAGCAATTGATAATGAAGTTTCTCATTATGACTGGCTGTCGAAGTACAGAGATCAGAACAGCAAAATGGGAATGGTTTGATTTCAAGGAACAAACATGGACTATCCCGGCAAGCGACTATAAAACTGGGAAGTCGGTGAGAAGGGCTCTTCCTGAGGCTGTAATACAGATGATGGTAGCTGAAAAAGAAACATCAGTTTCAAAACATGTTGTGACGTTGTCACGATACAGGGGGCCAGAAGATGACAGGCCGCCACTTCAACCAAACGTGGCTCTGTTCTCTGCGCAGATAATTGCAAAAACAGGGATGAAACCTTGGTCGCTTCATGATTTGAGAAGAACAGTGGCGACGCGCCTTTCTGAATTAGGTGCGCCACCACATGTTGTGGAAAAGCTACTAGGGCATCATATGTCTGGAGTCATGGCGCGGTATAACCTCCACGATTATTTGGATGATCAGCGTCATTGGCTTGCTGTTTGGCAACGTCATCTTGAGAAGTTGATTGGCCAGCCTCTGGTTTGATACCCATGTTGTCTTCCCAGGCAAGAAGGTCTGACAAACGCCATCTTTTAGGACTGCCATTTATTTTTGGCTTAGGAAACGGCTGAGAAAAGTACGATGGCATCCGGGATGGTGTGCTCCAGAAATACAGTGTGCTGCGCGAAATTTTGTATCTGGACAGAATGTCACTGGTTATCAATATTTCATCTTGGAAATGAGATGCGTTATTCATAAAAGCCCCTTAGTTACATTGTCCAGGAAGATGCTGCAGCCTACGGGCGCAACTCATGGCCGTCGCCACATAACTGCATTTTCTGTTTACAACTTCTACAGTGATCTTTGAGCCTTGAACCACCACCGTATAAGTTCTCTTCGTTTTCTGTCGCCCGTAGGCGCCATAAAGCTCAACATGTTTTGCCAGTGCGGCATCACAAGCCTGGCGCCCTAGCGGTGATTGTTTGCTTCGGTTTATCAGTCGCATATCCACCTCACACAAATACATCAACCGGATCGCCAGCTGCTCGCGCGTTGTCGTTCGCTTCACGGCGGAGGCCGAGAACATAGCCAAGGGGATCCCAACTGGACAGAATTGCGTTGAGCTCTTTCTGGCAGTGCCATGTTGTCATGCGCTTTTTAAGCGCGGTGGCGCAGGCGCGTACGTTTGCTCGTGTGGGGCCGGCCATCTTCATGCACAAGCACAAAGTCAGCAGCAGATCCGAATATTCGTCGGCGGACGCGCGCAATGCGGCCGGGTCAATGCTTGCTTCGAGCTCAGGTAATCGATGTTTAAGGCTCATGCTGTCTGCTCCTCAATTCGTTTGAACTCGATAACCCAAACCCATGGATCGGCATACCAGCTTTCATCGCCATAGATGGATTTCCAGAGAGTTGCAAACGAGCCACGCGCTGTAAGTTGAAACTCCGTCCAGCCTGGCTGATAGTTTTTCCAGAAACCTTTCTTCAGTTTTCCAACCCCCTCAGCTTCAGCATCTGCTTGGCTTATCTCTCTGAGGCGCTCAACCCGCACGTCTGTAATTTCCAGTAGAATTCGACTGGCCCATCGCGGCATGTGGATTGACGGGCGCCATCCGTGACGCAGGTTGTCGTCAGCGTCGTAATATTCCGGCGCTGGCTTGCCATCAGCGGCATACTGGCAAAATTCTGGCTTTTCGAATTTCGAGCTATCTTCGAGGTATGACTCCATCTGTTCGTAATCGAATAACGGCCCCTGAAATGTTTCACGTACCCAGATGCGATCGTCGACGGCACCAAATGGACAGTTGAACGATTTGGAGCGCGCTTTCAGGCCGCACGCATCAGACGATGACCAAAAATACTTACCGTCATCACTACCGTTTTTGGAGTCAGTCACCCGGCGTAACCCAAGCCCTGAATGCTCTGGCTGAATCTTCATGATCCGCCGTGTCTGCGTCTTGCGGCCGTCGAGAATGGCGCGAACCATCTCACCGTTAAAAATCATTCCGCACTCAGTCATTCCAAGCCTCCAGTTCGTTCTCGATTTCTTCGTCGATTTCGTCGTTGGTGGCTTCTTCATTCAGGTAGTCGCGCGCTTCTTTGAGATAATGCTCTCGACGCCCGTCGTACCATGCTGAGAACTCTGGCGACCAGCAATTCCTGTCACCCACATCAGCGAAAAAATCGTGCATTGCGTTGTTGTAGGCCAAGTTTTCAACCATGCAATACGCTGTAGTCAGTGCCGCCTCACGGATGTAACCGTGGAGATCGCGCTTGTGCCAGTAGGGGCTATATTTCGAATCGCAGCGCCCTTTGAATTCAACTTTCCAGCGGTGTATGCATCGTGCGTTAAGTGATTTGCTCATATCGTTATCGGGAGGGATAACCCTCCCGCCTCCCTTAGCCCAGGTATTCCGGTTTCATGTCGTCAAGGGTGATACGGAACTGGTCATACAGTTCATCACCGAGGTGGCGGCGCGATGAGGTCAGAGTGCTTTCTGCCTTCGCGAATAACGCTTCTGCTTCCGGATCCCCTGGATTAGGAAGTGAATTTATGGCAGCCTCAACTTTGTTTTTGGCATCAACCATGAAGTAGCGCTGCACTGCTTTACCTTTCAGTTCGGTGAAGAGAACAGTACCCAGCACAGCTTTCTCTTTATCCAGATCAGCTCTGATAGCTTTTGCCGCATCAACAGATTCGGCGCGTTCAATGCGATCACGGAAATCATCAGCAAGTGAATCAATGCTGATACCTGTACCCTGTTCGCTGGTGGTGGCGTCAGAGTTGCTGGTAATCTCTGCTACAGACATTCTTTGCACCGGCACCGGATTGATTTCTCGTTCTGTTCGTTGCTCAACTTCATCCGGGCTATAAACACCCAGAATCACTTCAGGGCAGTACAGGCGAGCCCAGTATTTCACGCCCAGATAAGCGATCTGCTGCTTCGGGTTAGAAACCCACAATGGTGAATTACGAGTTACAACACCCGAGAGATAAAGCGGCTCACCCCAGGTAATTTCTGACTCACCGCGAAGAATCGCGCCGACCTGAACAAACAACCCGATTTCGTCTTCATCAGTCCAGCCGCGTACCCGTTCGGTAACGGTGTATTTCCCACTTTTACCGTGTTTTTCCCTGGTGATTTCCTGCGTCCTTGTGCAACGCTCCCAATCGCCGCCGTAGCGGTAATGAAATCGACCGTTGATAGCACTGGAGCTGGCGATTACCGCGTTGACGAGCTGGGCTTCATATCCGAGTACGCCATTTACCAGATGCGTTTTTTGCGCGACCGCATAGGGATTCATGCCCCATTGCATAGCCTGCATAACGATGGCCATGCAATCGGCTGGCTTACCTGCAAGGTGAGCTGGCACTGTCACTTGTGAATCAGCCATAAGGTTTGCGAAAGCAGTTAACTGACCGAGAGCCTGAACGTTGAAGATCGCGTTACTAGCTGAAATGGTGTTTGGTGCTTGCTGTTCGGCTGTAACAATGTTGGTGTTTTCCATGACTGTTCCCCCTTATGCCTGTAGGCGTAGCGCTTCAAGACGGCGCACATCAAAATCGTTAAGTTCTTCGGTGTAGTCTTCAGTGATCGGCGCCGGCCATTCGCCAGTGTCGAAACCGTTCGCGATGGCGCGCATTGCTTTGCGGTATTCCAGCATGCCGAGCTCCAGTAGCTCTTCGGATGCCTCGATAATGGCGATCCAGTGGTAGTTCTCGTCTTTGTTGACGAAAATCCAGAAGAACTGATCCAGAGCAGCGGTTTCGCAGTACATAGCCGCGCTGAGGTGGTAATCGCGCTCAATGATTTCCCTGTGCAACTTCGCGCGCAGGCCTTCCTGCTTGATGTTCCACATGCTGATGGTCTTCAGGTCCGCACCAATGCGCAGGCCGCTCATGTCTATCTCAAGGTCAGGGCGCACGCGAACTTCCAGCCCGGTTTCCTCATCAATACCGAAATAGCTCACCTCAACGGCGCGGTTCGGATGCTGGAGCAGCTTGCCGGCGGTGGGGTGATTTAATAGTGCTTTCTGAATGTCCAGCGCAGTGCTCATCTGCTGGCGGGTAACCAGTATTTTTCCTTCCGGGTTTTCGCGCCATGCATCCAGCAGTTCGTCGGCAAACACGGCATCCGGTTTAACCGATTTCACGGTCTGAATCAGATCCGCTTTATTGCCTGATACTTTCAGCGGCTGCGCCTTCTGGGCCTCCTGAGCGACCATGTCAGGATTGATAATCGCCAGCTGTTCTAACAGGGCATCACGGCTACCGCTGGTTTTCACCTGGGCGGGCAGAGTGGCGTTATATTCTTTGATGCATGCCTTCATTTTGGCTGCGGTAACTTTCTGGCCATCTTCTACGCGCTGAAATTCAGCGGGCAAGGCCATGTAATTTTCACCTGTTTGGGTAACGTCATCACCCATAGGAACCGGTTGAGGCAGTGTGGCGTTGTGTGCCTCCAGCAACGCCTTGATGTCGTCAGCACTCAAAAGCGGTGGAAGACTGGCGTTGTACTCGTCGATAAACGCGCGGATCGTCGCAGTCGTGGTGAAGGCGCCTTCAGGGATTTCCGGCTCGATACTGAATTCTTTTTCCAGCTGTTCAGGCTGCAGCGCCAGCGCATGCACCAGATTGCCCATATCCAGAACAGGAGAGCGCATTTTTTCAATGACTTTCGAGACGTGGCGTTTTTCGAAATACATCAGAGATATACGGGCATCTTTAACCTGAGTCGAACTGGTGCCGTTCGCCGCGTGGTAAACATCGTTCGGAACACCTTCATATCGACCGGGCTCGAAGAATTCAGGCCATTTTGTTGCTTCCGGCTCTGGCTCATGCTCTTCTTCTGCAGTTGCTGATTGCTGGTCCTTCAATACTGCCGCGGTAAGGTCAGGGCAGCGCTCAGCAAGAATGTCGCGCATGTTCACGGCATCTGCTTGCGGAGCAGTTGCATCAGTGCCTTCGCTTGCTGATACCGCATTATCATTTTCGTCTTCGACTGGCTGAGCCGTTTCCATCTGCACATCGCTGGTGGTTTCCCCGGAATTAGCTGGATGTAATTTTTCTTTTGCAGCGCGCTGGCGCGTCTGGTCCACGATAGAAAGTGCTGATGCTGATGCTGATGCTGATGCTGATGCTGATGCTGATGCTGGTGCTGGCTGACTATCCATCAGACCATCATTAGAAAAAACACCATTGCCCATGTTTGAAACTTCAGGCTGTTTGGGTTTAGTCAGGTCTTCCGTTACCCAGTTCGGTGCATCTGGATCGCTTACCCCTTCGATATATTCACCGCGCTCAGCTGCGAGAATCTTATCCACGGCTGACCGTTCAGCGACGGCGGCAGATGACACATGCCCGGCTTTCTCAAGCGTTTCAGCAGAGGGCGTTTCATGCTTATGCTCTGTGAGGTTCGCATTGATATAGGTCTGCAGGCTTACCGGGAAATGATGTATATCGCTGGTGGCGCCACGAATGAGGGCAAAAATAGCAGCGCGGGAATAGTCCAGGATGCCTGCGGTTTTACGCAGCGCAGCAGACCATTCTTTGAACGGGCTTTCTTTTTTCTGGACTATTTCTTTAGCCCGGCGATGAATGGATGCCGGGAAATTGTAGATATCGAAATCCATCGGCATTGTGGCCAGAGCAATCTCAACATCAAGCGTATCAAGGGTATGGCTGTAGTCAGGGTTGCGATCGGTTTTATTACCACCGCCAGCATTCGTGCCGGTATCCGTTTTCTGAACAGCAGAAATATAATTGCCGGCAGACCATTCGCGAATGAGTATGCCGCGGTCAATGTGCGGAGTTTCAAACCACAGTTTTGCAAACTGGATACGCTTGCCCAGTTCGTGGCGCTTACCTTCAGGAAATACTGCTTTGTTGGCGCTGGTAAATTTCCACAGGGTAGGCATGTCGGCATCCTTCAAACCCTGGACGTTCTCGGCGGCGAGAATCAGATCCTGCACTGCGGAGTTATCGGTATCCATTTCCAGAACTGCGAGCTCTTTACGGTGCGGAATACTGATTTGATAGACGTGATTATCATTCGCCATGTACTGCGCCAGCAGCTTAATGCGGAACGGCTGCTCAGCAATATTGAACAGGGCGTTTGTATCGTTTTCGTATTCAGCATTGCCGAACGATTCCACGGTATCGACATCACCAGCATCGTCAGCACTATTGTCATCAACCAACTCGTCAGTGACAGGCTCAGAGGATACTTCAGCATCATCGGTGTGATGAACGTCTACAGGCCCTTGTCCTGGCTTCAGTGCCCAGGTGCGGCCATCGTCGGCGAGCTGGTAGCGTTCGCACCAGGAGTAATCGAGAACACCTTCAGCCGGAAGATCGTTAAATATCGGGAAATCGGTACGGATTGGCTTTTGATAGTCTTTGCCGCGGCCTGTTTCGATCTCAGCATCTTCCAGGTCAACGTCCAGCTGCAGCAGCGCGCGGGATTCGGTTTTTGCAGAACGCCAGATTACAGCATCGGCTTTACCCGATTTTTGAGTCGCTTTTATCAGATAAAAATATTCCATGTGATAGCCTCAATTTTGGATGTAAAATCCCTCGGGCCATTGATAGCGCCCATTCAGGGTGGTCATTGGTTTTGGTAATTTCCGGTGTAACTTTGGTCGGTGGCACCGGACGTACAGCCCGCTTCGGCGGGTTTACGTTAGCCCTCGTGCGCCATCTGGTCGTAAGAGGCGCAACGTTCAGAGCAGTACTCTTTTTCTTTCCGTGCGAGCTGGTTCCCCTGGAGGTACAACAGGGTGCTCACCACTGGTTTTCCCTCGATCGCTTTACGGCAGTAACCGCATTTCTTCTGCATTCTTCCCCCTACATTTGCACCGTGAACCCGGCCGGATGCTCGTCCAGTACGCCTTTCAGTGGATAGCATTCAGCTTTCACGTGTTGCTCTTCTGCGGCTGCCTTGCAGTCATTCTCAGTGTCGTAAACGCCGAGCAGCACATCCTGATTACCGCCCGTCAGCATGCTGACGGTGAGAACCAGGGCAAACATCGTGCTCATGAAGGGGCTCCTTTTTGCGCGAGCATGTAGCACACCCGGCGGATGAAAGCTGACAACGGACTTAAACGAACAGCCTGCTGACGAGCGGGTTTTCGTGCGAAATCAATCATAGAAATAACTCCCTCAGTGCGCTGATAAGCGCTATCCAGATGAAGAGTCCAATTACTGCCGAAATGACCATGGCTCTGATGCCTTGTTTACTCATTTCAACCTCTGCCTTGTCGCCGGCCAGCGGAACGTTTATCGGAGCAACGCAGCGCGTTGTTGATGTAATGAGTTTAATCATTACTAAACTATGCTGTAAAGCAAAAAGTAAACTTTTATGCGTAAAAAATTGAAGCCTTCAGATCCTGAGGCCCAAATGAAGGAAGGGGTTGTGAAAAAACCAAAGCCCGCCTTTGACGAGATTTGGTTTGGGAGGCGTAAGCGTTAACTGCGTGAAGCCAGTAACTCTTTGAAAAGTTCGTTGTATTTATTGAACTTAGATTCAAATTCAATTAGCGCTTCTTTCTTTGCGGAGTCAGGGAATCCACGAAAAAAAGTAATGAGCTTAAGCTCTTCTTCACTCAACACAAGACTTGGCGGTGTGCTTTGGGAACCAGAGGTGTCTGAGTCAAGGAAGCCTGAGGGCATTCCGTAATCTCTTTCTAACCTTCTTGCCGCTCTTTCGCCAAAGGAACTGCGGCCATTTATCAATTGAGATAAATAGCTTTTCTCTTTCTCTGGAAGCGACTTTTCTGAGAACCATTCCTTAAGTCGCCTGCGTCTAATTTCCTGTGTCGTCATAGAAAGCATTTTGATTAGTAATTTATAAACAAGCAAATACTTGACGCTTTGGTTTAGTATTTTATAAACTCACCGTAATCACACGAGGGAGCCACTATGCAACTTAAAGATTATCTAAACATGAAACGAGGCAGCTCCAAGGCCTTGGCTACAAAGCTCGAAGTATCGACCTCTTATCTTTCACAAATGGCATCTGGGATTGCTGCCATATCCCCATCTCGTGCCATACAAATAGAACAGCTTACGGAAGGCGCTGTTACCAGAGCAGATTGTTTCCCAGATGATTGGGAAACAATCTGGCCTGAGTTTATACCTCCTGCAACTCCCCAAACTAACAGCTCCGAGCTTAATGGGGATTAACCATGCAAACACTATCCTTTCAACAAAATACCGGATTCAACACCGGCGCTCTGATAAAGCGAAATCAACAGAGAGAGGCAGATCACGACGCAATTCGTTCTGCCGTTCGCGCCTGGGCTGCAGCTGAGGGCCAGGATGTTGTGTCGGCACATATCATCGATGAGTGGCGCCAGCAGGGTGGCGAGGAGATCGCGTTCCCTGATGATATCAGCCGTGCCCGACAGAAGCTTTTTCGCTACCTGGACAACCCTGCCGATTCTGAGCGCTATCGCGAGTACGTTCGCCTTCTTACCCCGGCAATCATGGCCGTTCTTCCGCTGGAGTTCCGACATCGTCTGATGCCTCAGGACGATATTTTGTCGCGCCTGTCTTCGGCCATGAAGGAATGCGCTGAAGCAAAGCAGGCGGTGATGCTGAACGCGCCAGAGCACCAGAAACTGAAGGAAGTGAGCGAGGGGATTGCGTCGCTTTTCAGGCTAATGCCTGAGCAGACAGGAGCGCTGATGACGATCGTGAGCTCAATGCTCGGCGTGATGTAAGCGAGGTTCCATGAATCACATCGAATTTATTGAAAAGAATGTCCGCGAGGAACTTCTTCGCCAGGGCTTCACGCAAGCAGTGGCTCAGGGGGGGGCATACCAGGCGGTCGATATGTACAAGCGGATGTCACAGGCAAGCCGCAAAGGGGGAATGTTTGACGATGTTATGCGATACGCAAAGTTATGGGCTGAGAAGCAGACCAGCGCGGCTGAACGCCGGGAAGCAAAGCGGAAAGTGCGAAAGGGCGGCGACCAGGCTGGGTTGTTCTGAAAGGGTGAAGACTGTTGTGCGCCAACACAGCCAGTCTTCGGGGTGTGAAAAAAGGGCTCTTAGTTCACGGAGTGAGTATGTCAAATACCGCTGAAGTTATCAATTTTCCGATTAAAACCGAGCGTTCGGGAGGTCAAATGGCCGACCTGGCTAACGGGTATACCAAGATCGCAAACGAGATACAGAGACTCAAGCCACGTCTGCGGATGTCTGGTCGTGAGTGGCAGTGTCTTGAGGCTGTTATCTGGCTTACCTATGGATGGAACAAGAAGCAGGACCGAGTAACAAACACGGTGATTGCTGAGCTTACAGATCTCGGAGAGTCGCATATTTCCGACACAATCAAATCTCTCGCGGAACGGAAAATTATCTTCGCTCATAAGCAGGGAGTGATGAAAATTGTCGGTATAAATACTGAGCTATCTGAGTGGATTTTAGACAAACCGAAAACGGGAAAACTCTTCCCGGAATCGGGAAAAGTGTTACCGAAAACGGGAAAACCTTTCCCGGAAACGGGAGACACCCAATACAAGAACAAGAACAATAGTAAAAGATCTTCTTCGTCTCGGAATTCTAAAGAATCCCGAAACGAGGAAACATTGAAGTTTCTCTCTCGTCATCCAGAAGCAGTCGATGGGATTCATACCCCTGCGGGCAAATCCTGGGGAACAGCTGACGACCTCAAAGCTGCGCGATGGATTTTCGACAAGGCCCTGATCGTCAACGCCTCACTGTCAGAACCGAACTGGGTTGAGTGGGCAAACACCATCCGACTCATGCGCCAGCAGGACAACCGCAGCCATTACGAAATCTGCGAGTTGTTCAAGTGGGCCAACGAAGATGAATTCTGGCGAAAAAATATCCTAAGCCCTTCAAAACTACGCAAGCAGTGGGATCAGCTCACAACTAAACGACTGTGCAGCTCAAACCCATCACACGCTAAATCCGGCTCTGTCGCGCTGGACAATACCGACTGGATCGACGGAGTACTCGAATGAAATCTCTCGCAGAAAGCATGCATAACTTTGACCGGAAGAACTTCCAGCGTATCGCCGCCGGCATGCCTGAAATGCAGGATGCGCATAGCTTTGCACATCAGGCGACAAAAACGGCTGAGATATTCAACGAGCTGTTTCGCCAGCTGCTCGCCGTATTCCCGGCGCTGGCCAGCAAGTCTGCAGAAGACCTCAACGAGATGCGCCGGCAATGGCTTCTGGCGTTCAAAGAGAACGGGATCACCACCATGGAGCAGATTAACGCCGGAATGCGTGTTGCCCGCAAACAGGAAAAACCATTCATGCCGTCGCCGGGACAGTTCGTCGCCTGGTGCCGTTCTGAACAGGCCGTTTCTGCTGGACTGCCAGATGCGAATGAACTGGTTGATATGGTCTACCAGTATTGCCGAACTCGCGGACAGTACCCCGATGCAGAGTCATATCCTTGGCCTGAGCACAAAGTCATCCCGGCCACGCTGAAGCACAAAGCCTGCTACTGGATGGTCACGGGACTGTACACCGATATGCGCGCAAATGGTCTCAGTGATTCAGAACTGCGTCGTAAAGCATCGGATGAACTGTTGCGTATGGTTCGTCGCTTGAACGCCGGAGAAACGATTCCAGAACCGGTTAAGCAGATCCCAAAACTCGGCGGACGTCCGCTCAGCAACGAGCAGGGTTTAAACAAAATTGCTGAGATTCGCGCGAAGTTCGGTTTGGGAAGAGGGCGCAATCATGGCTAGAGCATTTTCAACTGCTGAGCGCCGGGAGTATGTCCGCGCAGTGATTCGTATCACGAAACATCAGGGGCGCCTGACGACCAGCATTGCAATGAAAAAACTGGGTTTAAGCCGCGATACCGTTCTGAAGTATTTCCGCGAGGCGGAAGCCACTGGCGAAGTCGTTCGTCATGGCCGATCCGGTTTATTCCGCGATCAGCGCGCCATCATCGATTTTGACATGAAGCGATTTGGTCTGGTGCCGAAAGCAGTTGTTGGGATGAATTACAGCCTGCTTGGCAGTCCTGTTTTTCAGCGAGTTTTAGATGTTCAGGAGGCTATTCATGGCTAAGAATTCTATCGATGTATACGGTGCCAGCGGCAAAACAAACGTGCTCAACTTCGAGCCTGAAAACCTGCACCTGGTCACCGATAAGGCCCACCCACTTTACGATGAGCGTATTCACCTTCCTATCAGCGAGGCAATGGTGCTGAACATCATGGACCAGGGAGTACTGGAACCAATCATTGTCTGGAAAGACCCTGAGAGCGGGTTGTCCTGTGTGGTTGATGGTCGCCAGCGTGTGCGCCATACACTGGAAGCCAACAAGCGTCTGTCGAATGAGGGCAAAGAACCGTTACTGGTTCCGGCAGTCACTAAACGTGGCTCTGCTATCCGCATGGCGCAGGCGATGGTAAGCGCTAACGAAATCCGCCAGGCAGATACGCCGCTGGGCCGCGCAAAAAAAATGGCTGATGCGCTGGAACGTGGACACGACGAGCAAGACCTCTCTCTGATGTTTGGCTGCAGCGTTCAGACCGTACGCGCAACGCTGTCACTGCTGGACGCTACTCAGGCTGTTCGCGATGCAGTGGAGTCTGGAACTGTCACCGTTACTCAGGCGCGTCAGCTGGTATCGCTTAAACCAGAAGAGCAGCGGGAGAAGGTCGCTGAAATCGAAGCGGCAACTGCTGGCACAACCGGCCATGAAAAAGCCCGGCGTCAGCGCGCTGTACTTGGCGAAACTAAGTCACGTCTCAAATCACGCAAAGAAATCACAAAAGCCCTCGAAGGTGCCAGCGGTGAATACGCGGCGGCTCTGCGCTGGGTGCTTGGGGAGGCTGTATGACAATCGTAAAAACCCATACCGGCACCGTGATCACCAAAGACGGTCCGAAGGTAAAAAAACTGCACCAGACAGAGCGAATGTGGGTCGTCGGCAAAAACGAGTTTTACCACAAAGAAACCGGGCGCCGTCATTTTGCTGAGAATACGCGCCGCCGGTTGTTGTTGGAAACGATTGAGGCGATAGGTAGTTCACATGACTGAACACGTCGAAAAATACACAAACAAGGCAATAGAAATCATTGCCGACTATATCCAGCGCACTAACAAGAAAAACGAGCAGTTGCAGGAAGCGAAGGTGCGTCTGGATAAGAAAATCGCTCTGTTTGCGGAAGATGAGAACTGCAACACAAACAGGCTGATGGCCGTATTTTTACCAGCAATGACCAGCCATACCCGAGATGGCTTTTTCGAAGAGATAGCAGCGGCGTTAGAAGGAGCCAACCAATGACTAAGTATGAATTACTCGATTCAAAAATAATGAGCAAAATTGATGCGCACCCTACGCCATTTTCCAGTCTGTACGTCAGGGATGTAGCAGAAGAATGCGTCCGTATTGCAAAGGATGAGAATAAGCCAGAACCTTTCCGCATTCTCGATCGCCGGCTTCAGGCGCTACGTAAAGCGGGAAAAATCCGCAGTACATCCAAGGGCTGGGTGAGGGCTTAACCAATGACCAGTAAATTAACCAAAGAACGCCTCCTGGAAATCGCTGAAGATGGATTCCTGAAGCATGGCGAAAGCAAAGAGTTGGCCCGCATGGCGCTGGCCGTAAAGGCCAGCGAGCCGGTGATACTGTACCGGGAGCGCAATCCCTACAACGGCTTAACCACAGGCTGGCAAGAGCTTACCGAAAACGAGTTCTCATTCCTCAAAGAGAATACCGGGGAAAATGCAGAGTTCCTCACGCTCTATCGCCACGCGCAGCCAGCGCCGGTAGTGCCTGATGCATACGTGCGCGATGAGCGCGGAAGAATGATGCTTAATGGCGTCTGCGAGCCGAAAATTGGCTTTGGTATAGGCTGGAACGCCTGCCGCGCCGCCATGCTCGACCGACAACTTGTCGACCATGTCGATGAGGAGTCGCTAACCAGCATCAATCCCGCGCCAGCTATGGGTTCGTTGTCAAAAACAGGTGAAGTGCTGCACACCAACTCTCCGGCGCAAGGCGGCAACTCTTCGGTAATTCCTGATACATGGATTCCGGTAAGCGAGCAGATGCCACCAAGTCGTTATGAGGTTTTGGTCGGGCGTTGGTGGGGAGAGAAGCCGCGGTGGTGTTGCAAATGGGCAACGTATATTCCTGGCCACCCTGATGCGCAGAGTAGCGGCTGGTTGATCCCCGGCGGGTCGTGGACGCCCACCCACTGGATGGAGTTGCCAGCCGCCCCGCAGGAGGTGAGGTGATGGACTCTTCCCTGGAATACGCCTGCAAACGCCTGCAGGAACTGGAAAGCCTGCTGCTGGTGGATGTGCCTGAAACAGTATGGCCAGCGGAAGTCAGCATGGTCTTCGCTCAGATTGAAAAAGCCGGGACACTCCCGGCGCACCACCAGCGCCGACTGCAGCACCATATCAACCGTATGTGGCTGGAAAAAAATGCCGGTACCGTCAATTATCGCCGCGGCAGGTTCGCTGGCCTGCGCCATGGAGAAATACGCGTGAGAGAGAGCGAAATCATCGTTGATAACTTTGCTGGTGGCGGCGGCGCCTCGACGGGCATCGAGATGGCGATTGGTCGTAGCGTGGATATCGCGATAAACCACGACCCAAACGCTGTAGCTATGTATACCACCAATCACCCGGACACGCTGCACTATTGCGAGTCTGTATTCGTCTCCCGGCCAAAGATGGGACAATTCCTGCAGTAAAATCAAGGCTCTAATGATAGTACAAATCAAGCAGCTGCACCGAGATGTGTTATCGTGATAAACTACCTCAAATTTTTTGCAGGTACGTATAACAGTATGAATGTAATAGATTTATTTTCCGGTGTTGGTGGGCTAAGTTTAGGGGCTTCTCGGGCTGGCTTTAATGTTAAAGCTGCAATCGAGTTGGATCCACACGCTATGGCATCACATGCGCTTAATTTTCCAAATAGTGTACACATACAGGAAGATATATCATCCCTTACGGCTAATTATATCCGAGAAAGAATAGGTTCACATGTGAAAATTGATGGGGTTATCGGTGGCCCACCTTGCCAAGGGTTTAGCTATATTGGTAAAGGGGATCCTAATGACTCAAGGAATGAGCTTTATACTCATTTCTTTAGGCTTGTATCAGAATTTGAGCCATCATTTTTTCTTGCTGAAAATGTTCCGGGAATTATGCAAGAAAAATACATGCCTCTAAGAGAGAGTGCATTTTCATTAGTAAGTGAAAAATATAATATTCTTAATCCAATAAAAGTTAAAGCTTCAGATTATGGGGCGCCAACGATTAGGACAAGAATGTTTTTCATTGGGGTTAAAAAAGATTTTGGTAATTTACCAGTTGACTTATTTAAACCCAATAATATTAAGTCTGTGACTGTAAAAGAGGCATTGCAGGGCTTGCCTGAATCTATTGACAACAGTTGGCAGCGAGAAGAAGATGGATGGAGAGAAATAACAAGAAATAACCAAGGGCAATTCTACTCCCATCTATGGGGTAAAATTCCGGAAGGAGTAGGAGATATTGAGTCGATAGAGAAATTAGCATCTAACATTGTGTCGGGCTGCCTTGGCACTATTCATAGTCCCAAAGTTATTGAGCGCTATAAAGGTTTAGCTTTCGGGCAAGTTGATAAAATTTCCCGGTCTGCCAGGTTGGATCCTAATGGTTTTTGTCCAACCTTAAGGGCTGGTACAGCGAGAGATAAAGGCAGCTACCAAGCTCTGCGGCCAATCCATCCATATGCTGATCGAGTCATTACTCCACGAGAGGCAGCGAGACTTCAAGGATTCCCAGATTGGTTTCGCTTTCATTCAACTAAATGGCATAGCTTTAGACAAATAGGGAATAGTGTATCACCAATAGTTGCAGAGTTTTTTTTAGAAAGGCTGCACACCTATCTAGTGAATGAAGGTGTACAGCATGTTGTTTCAGACAATTACCCGTTGAAAGTTGGGGTATAGGCGATAATATTTAAAATAATTCTCTGAATCATGCTTGCTTAAAGCAAATTCATTTGCAGCTGCCAGGTAGCTTTCTTTATCTGGCAATGTGCTATCAAGATTAATTTTCTCCTTGATCGTTAATGTTGGTATGGCTATTTCCTGAATGTCTTGCCAGTTTTTTGAGTAAAAGTTCCAGGTTTCTAAATTACAAGTTTCATTCAACTCCTGATATTCTTCATCTTTCAAAAACACTCCGAATATTGTAAGCATTGTATGAGAGCCATCATTGTATTTATTGATGGTTAAATGATGAAACTTCATTTGGTCCCTGCGACTGGTAAGGCCTCTTTCTAATGAAATTTTAAAAGCATTCGTGATTATTTTTATTAAAAGTTGGGTGATTTTTTTATCAGATAAATCGGTGTCACTTATCTCTAAATCGAAATCGAGATAAGCTTTGCTCAACATCGTTTTTAAAGCTTTCAAAAAATTGTTCTTATAGTCGCTAATAGACTCACCAATTTTTCGTTGATAATATGATGCTGGGTTGATAGGGAATGTGACTTTTAGAATGTCATATGAATTAACTTTTTTGCATAATAATTGAATATCATCAAGATCACCAAGGATTTTTTTTGCTGAAGCATAATCAAGCCATATGATGCTGGGTGTTAAAAAATTATGGTCAATGATAAAGTCATGAGCTGACTTTAATTTACATTCTATGCAATTGTATGGTAAGTTATACTTTTGTCTTATATGTACTGGTTCTTCTTCCTCAAGAGAAATAAGGTTTGAAAGTGAGGTGCGGCTATGCATAATTCTAAAATCTTCAAGCATTGGCCCCCCAAAACCTATGTATGTATATTCCTTTACGTCTATTTTCTTAGATAACAAAGATAATCCCTCTAAGAATACCTCTCTATCAATAGACTTATTATGTCTAAGATGATATGGAATGAATCCCCCAGCCATTATTTCACCTCAGATAAAATAGTATCAAAGCATTTCATGCCCACTTCGGATGCACTAACATCTTCATGGCCAAAAAAATAATTTGCGATTAAATTAATATCCGTTTTTTCTCGATTAAAAACTATTTTGGCTGATGTGTTTTTTTTGCGTGGTGTAGGTAAAGATGGAGTGTAACGCCATTCGTTTGGATTTCTGTTAGGGTTAGTCCAGTTATCTTTTTTATCCATGGGGGCTGACTCTTGATCTTTGTCGAAGAGACTTTGAGCCTCGTAAATACTTGCATTTTTTAGCAAAGATTTACCTTCTTCTAAATATTCCCCCTTCCATTGGTTCGTGAATCTTGTAAAAATAAGCATGCCTTCCATCATCTTATTTCTTACGTCATTATAAAGAGTTGAACTCAGATCAACGCCCCTTTTGGTCGTCGTGATAGGTAATTTTTCAGGGTTCTTACTGCTAAATCTTACTACACCAGAAATCGCATTAAATTGTGGATGGAATCGGGGGACATTAGCAAATCCCCAGCCTGTTAAGTGGGTTTTATCACAATATAAAACGACACGGTCATTACATATGATTGTCCACCCTGCATCATCAGAGTTTCTTTTTACCATCACATCTTCACTATCATCTTCTAAGTTTTTATAAAACCCTACAACTAAATCAACACTTACTTCATCTATTAATGCTTTGTAGATATAAGGTTCAATACTCGACTCATCTGTCATAATATTGATAGGGTTATGCTCAACAACTTTACCGTTGAGTTCGATTCTAAATCCTTTCTGAATGATAAAAGACATGGAGTGTTTAATTTGATTATAAAGGTCACTTAGATAACTTTTCTCACTAAATTTTTGTGCTACAATTTTTTGTAAATCACTAATGCTAATTGTTGTTCCCTTTTCACTGGCACTTTTGAATGGTGTTTCAGTCATAGGGATTAGCCATTCAGTACCATCATCAATCCATTGTGGAGTGATTTCAATATTAAAGGCTCCTTCAGGATGATTGGAATAGATAGTGCATTTTCTTCCCATTTTGAAAATTGCACGTTTCATACCTATCCCGTAGACACCAACAGTTCCTTCGCTTTCTTCATCTTCCTTATGAGGACGACCCATTTTGAATGCATAATCACGAAAGCTTTTAGGAATCCCTCCGCAATTATCTTCAATAGTAAAGTTATTTTCATCGATTGTGAGTTTTGCGTAAAATCCATCATATGGTTTTGGCGATTTTGAGGATTTATTAATTCTTAAGGCTCCATCTACACAGTTATCTAGTAAGTCAAGTATTGCATCGTTTAATTCTATATCACGCGTTAACATACTCACAAAGAATCTTTTGGTTGGACTGAAATCTGCGTTATTTATTTGAGTGTTTTCCATAATATTCTCTTAAGTAACTTTATGTGTTTTTTTAAATGTGTTCCATTCGAAAATCTATTACCATTATCTTGATAAACTACTAAAAGTAAAGTGTTTATGCTTCGGTTGTAAGTAATTGATATAAGTGTTTTTTTTGCGATAGTGTCTGACGTGAAATGTAATTAAGCCATTTCTCTTGATTTCACTATACTTATATACAGTACATTTAAATCAACCTAACTATAGAACACTTCACTGATGACCACTGTTTCCTCCAATGATAGCTTAACAAAGAAGATACTAATGATTTTCCGCCTAGCGCTCTAGGATTGTAGACATCGACTAGGACTACCGTGGCGTGAAGTATGCGAAGGATAAGCAGGTCGCACGCTGTGGCAACGCCGTTCCGCCGCCGTTCGCTGAGGCGCTGGTGCGGGCAAATCTGCCAGAGTTGTGCGAAGCAAGAGAAAGGGCTGCTTAATGGTTTAAGGCGAGAATGAAAACGCCGGGATAATTCCCGGCGTTTTATGTGAGGCGATGCTTTTTACGCCGAAATCATTATTTGGTAGGTAACAAACAGACCAACACTGATGATTATAATCGCAGCGATGACATTGAAAACTATTTCACCAGGCGTAGCTGGTAGTTTCTTCCCGCTACCTCCAGATCCGACGTAATACGTGTTGTTAGGTGAAGAACCGTAGGAACCGTATGAACCATTGTTGCTGAGGTTATGATGCCGCGTCTTGCCGCGCTCGTTTTCTTCGCAATCAGGGCAATGGAAATTGGTAATAGTTCTATTACATGTTGGGCAGGTAGCCATAGAAACCTCTTTTGAAGGGAGTAAAACAACAATAAAACCGTCTACTTCGTATTTTTATAGTTTTTATTTAGTTCCATATGGTGCTTAAGCTACCGACTTGTTGGCCTTCCTTGGGCGAGGCTATTACTTTTACAAAAGTAACTAGTTGTTTCAACCCCTATTTATGGTGGGTGTTCTGCTTCCCACGTTTGCCTGCTAAGTCGCGATTATATGTAGTCGTCAACTGGGCTCCTCTGCCCAGCGTATCACTAGTGCGTTCTAATTTGCCGGAGCTTTGTCAGCTGAAACAAATAGCGGCGTAATAAAACATTGCTAATTCAAGCCACTATGGTGGGTTTTGTAATTTTCTACTGACAGTTTCTTAACAATTTGTGCTCTTAAGGCGTTGATCATTTTCTCTCATAGGCATACTGTATAAAAATACAGTATGTGCAATGGAGGCTATTTTGAAAGTTGAATTAACCATTGATCGCACTAAAGAACTTCCAAAGGGCGCGCTGCCAGCACTGGAGAAAGAGCTGCTGAAGCGCCTTAACCATCAGTATGAGAATTGCAGCCTGATAATCCGTCGTGCCGGATCTGATGGGTTAAGTGTATTTGGCGGTGAGAAAGACGACAAAAAGCAAATCGAAAAGATCCTTCAGGAAACCTGGGAAAGCGCAGACGACTGGTTTTACTGATTCGCCTTTTGGTGGCTGGCATTTTCCCAAAACATCGCAATAAGCGTGTCCCTTTGATGCTGTCGCCGGACTATATTTTTGCGTCTGTATGTCGCTCAGGGGGATGAAGTGGAGCTGGATATCGCCGAAGTGGTGGACATAATCAGGCAAGGCGGGAAGTTTTTAATTTCGAGTGAGGAAGGAAAAATAACCGGGCTCGAAAAGGTAAGAAAAAACCAGTTTTTGCTGACTATTGAAGAATTTAAAGAACTGGCTAATGATGCTGGTTGCATTGACGAAACCGAGAGTAAGCTGCGATAATTTACCTGCCGCCTGAACAACGGCAACGGAGCATCTCAGCGCCACGGAGTGAAACCGATGGCGCAACAATTACACCTGATAAAACAGACCCAAGGAATACTGATCCCCGCTACACAGGAGACCAGCGATTTCTTGCAATCAAAATGCAAGCTCGGCGCCGTTCTGGAGGCCGACTTTAAGCTTGTCCGCAATCCGGCATTTCACCGCCGCTATTTTGCATTACTCAATCTGGGGTTTGAATACTGGGAGCCTACCGGCGGAGCGATTTCATCTAACGAGCGTAGACTTATCACCGGTTACGCCAAATACCTTGCTGCTTATGGCGGGAGTGAGTCGGCGTTACTTGATGCCGCCGGGCAATATCTCGACCGAATAGCCGAGAAGCGATCCGGCTCTATCAGTATTTGCAAATCTTTCGATGCTTACCGGGCGTGGGTCATTGTTGAAGCCGGCCACTATGACGCCATACAGCTGCCGGACGGCACGCTGAAAAAGCACCCCCGCAGCATTTCTTTCGCCAGCATGGACGAATGCGAATTTCAGGAACTGTACAAAGCATCGCTCGATGTTCTCTGGCGGTGGATCCTCTCTCGCTCGTTCAACAGCCGGCAGGAAGCCGAGAACGCCGCAAACCAGCTTTTAAGCTTCGCGGGGTGATGCCGATGAAACGCTCATGGTTTCACCATCACGACTGCACAACCCAGCAGGCCGATGAACTGATGGATAAGTACCGCAAACGTGGGGTAAAGGTCGAACGTAGTTTAAACCAAGATTTTACGACCTGGACCGTCAGCGCTCAGCTGGTGGAAGACAAGAATCCACCGCGCCCTGATTCCCGCTGGCGCAACCGGATGTGGGGTTGAGTATGGCAAAGAGACCCCAACGACGCTGCAAAATCTGCCGGGTGAAATTCACTCCAGCATTCGAAAACCACCGCTGGTGCTCTCCTGAGCATGGCGCTGAATTTGCCATGCAGGAACTTGAGAAGAAACGCGAAAAGCAGGCTAAGGCGAAAGAGAAGAAAGAGCGCGCCGACTGGCGCAAACGCAAAGCTGCAGTGAAGCCTCTCAGGCACTGGGAAGACATGACTCAGCGTGTCGTTAACGACTATATCCGCGAACGAGACTACGACTTGCCTTGCATCAGTTGCGGCACGTTCGACACGGTGCAGTGGGAAGCCGGCCATTACCGTTCCCGCGGCAAAGCATCGCACCTGCGCTACAACGAGGACAACATTCACAAGCAGTGCCATCACTGCAACGTACAGATGTCAGGAAACCAGCAGCAGTACCGCATTGGCCTGGTAGAGAAAATCGGCGCTGAGCGGGCCGAGGCGCTGGAAAACGACAACACCCCTCACCGATACACCATCGAAGAACTGGAAGGCATCAGGCGCCATTACAGCGCGCTACGCCGTGCACTAATAAAACAACGGGAGGCAGCATGAGCCGTGATGTTATCGAACGCATCCACGACCGCTGGCACAAGCTCCGTCTCTGCCGGCACCGTGGCATCGTACTTGTTGACTACCGCATTTTGCAAAATTTCGTCCGCATCTATCAAACCCTGGGAGAGACAGCATGAAACTGGAATTAACCAACGAACAACACCAGTGGATAGATCAATGGCTTCAGCTTTGGGGCGCGTGGTGTCAGACAGGAAAGATAGACAAGGCGATGATAAACATGATTGCCAAGTTCATGGCCACGGTTGAACCGCAAGCACCATCAAGACCTGTATGTAGTGATGAAGACGGGATGCTTATTGATGCTGTTATCAGGCACTACCTGAAAAACGTAGATGAAAACGCCTGGAAGGTAATCTTTGCCTATTACGTCTGCAATTCAAGCGAGATAAGAATCGCCTCATGGCAGCATGCTGTGAGCAAACCTCGACTGATGAAGACTCGCGCCGGAAACCAGTATAAGCACCCCAGCATTTCAACAATCCGGCGTGAAGTTAAGCAGGTTATCAACGCGGCGCTATTCTGCCTGTACCAGCCGCTGCAAAATGCATTCAACGATCGCGAAAGTGTGAGGAAAATTGCAAAAAATAGTTATAACGTGCTTGCATTTTAATGAACAAATGAGCAATATATTTAGTGTAGGTTGCCGTATTTGCGTTTGACCTATCAGAACACCGAGCCTCGCCATCGTGCGGGGCTTTTTTATGTCTGCAATCCGGTCAGGACTTTTGGGTAGAGATGTGCTGCACGACACGTCGACACCCACCGCGCAAGAGTCCTGAACCAGATTGCTGGTTTAGCTCAGTAGGTAGAGCACCTGCCCTGCAAGCAGATGTAATAGCTTGGCGTCACAAACTATTGACCATGAAGTTAATGCTTTGTTAATTTGAGTGTGTGGTGAATCCCCCTATGCGGAGGGGCGGAAACAGCATTGTATTTGAATCCTCAAGATTCACTCGTACCGCAAGTCATGGTGGCTGACCAACGACTTACCGGGAGGCACCCGGCACCACACCCCCTTATCTTAGCCCACGTTAACGCGTGGGCTTTTTTATATGAAATGTTTGCCATGGGGAGCCGGAGATAGTTAACAGGTGTAGGTTTCTGATGTCACTACGTATTGACCTGATAAATCCCATCTTGTTAATTTATAATGGTGGTGAATCCCCCTGAGCGGAGGGGCGACCAGTCAGTTACAGAAATCCTGTAAATGCAGCGCGAGTCATGCCGGCTGGGGCATGCTCACCGGGAGGCACCCGGCACCACACTGCTACTAAACATATTTAAGATTCATGGCGGGTTTACTGTTTACAGTTACCCTTCTATGTTTAAAGAACGTAACGGTAAAAAACAAATGCATCCTGGTAAATCGGTAGCTCGGACAATCAGGCGCGCTCTTACCGTTGCTCCTTGAAATGCCAACTTCAGCCTGCCTCTCTCAGCGGGCTTTTTTTCGCAATAAATACGGCACCTCGGCGAGCTGAGGAACAAATTATTTGAGGCTGCGCTTATGCGTGGCCTTTTCTTTTTCCCCTCAATTCTGAGAGGACTCACAGCAATAAGAGGGGGCTTAATGTCCGATCCTTTAACTGGTACCGGCCTGATTTTTGGCGGCGGTTTAATTGGTTCCGTCGTATATGGCGTTATCACTCATACCGATTTTGGTGTGGTATTTGGGGCTTTTGGCGGCGCGGTATTTTATGTGGCAACGACCGCAAACCTGACACGTGGAAGGCAAATAGCTTACTTCATGACGTCGTTTATTGTCGGTGTTCTGGCTGCCGGATTATTAGGCTCAAAATTTACTACCTGGACAGGCTATACAGATCGACCGCTAGACGCGCTCGGAGCGGTGGTAGCATCGGCTATCACTATTAAGGTCCTAACTTTCATTAATAGCCAGGACCTGAGCATCCTGTTTGGATTACTTTCCCGATTACGGGGAGGAGGTTCTAGTGGTAATAAATGACCCGGCTGCGCTGGTCAATGCGGTGATATGTGCCGTTATAGTCTGCGCATTGATGTTTTATCAACGACACGGTGCCAAGCATCGGCCTGGTATCTCGATTCTTGCTTACTTGCTAGTGTTGATTTACGCGAGCATACCTTTCCAATTTATCTTTGGTCTTTACGTTCAGTCTCACTGGCTGGTGGTGCTGGCAAACGTGATGATATGCGCCGCTGTGCTGTGGGCACGGGGTAACGTGGCGCGTCTGGTCGATACATTGAGGCGCTAATGAATCAATCTCAATTTCAGAAGGCGGCTGGTATCGGCGCCGGGTTAACTGCGCGTTGGTTTCCGCACATCACTGCTGCGATGAAAGAGTTCGGTATCACAGCTCCACTCGATCAGGCAATGTTCATTGCCCAGATGGGACATGAGTCCGGAGGCTTTACCCGGCTGGTGGAGAATCTGAACTATGCAGCAGAGAGCCTTGTCCCTACGTTCGGTAAACACCGCATCACCGCCCAGCAGGCCGCAACACTCGGCAGAACGGCAACACAATCAGCTAATCAGCGAGCAATCGCAAATCTGGTCTATGGTGGGGAGTGGGGCGAAAGGAATCTCGGTAATCAGGTTGCCGGTGATGGCTGGAAATATCGCGGGCGAGGGCTGAAGCAAATCACAGGGTTAAGCAACTATCGCAAATGCGGCCTGGCACTAAAACGGGATCTGGTTACGCAGCCGGAATTGCTGGAACAGGACGAAAATGCAGCGCGTTCCGCAGCGTGGTTCTTTGCCACCAGCGGCTGCCTTGTGTATTCCGGCGATGTGGAACGTATCACGATCATCATTAACGGCGGTAAAAACGGTCTTGATGACCGCCGTCGCCGTTTTAATATGGCAAAAGCCGTGCTGGTATGAGGCTGCTATGGGAATTGAAATGATTATCGGCCTGGTGGCAGCGGTGATTGCAGCTATCGCTGGCGCTTTTGGTTTCGGCCATGCGCGTGGCACCAATAAAGCGGAAGCCAAAGCAGACAAGAAGCGGACCGAAGAGAACGCCGCTGCTACCGTCGCCGCGGCAGAACGGAAAGAGGAAGCCACCAGAGAGGCCAGCGATGTACAGCAGACTGTTAGCCATATGCCTGATGACGATGTTGATCGTGAGCTGCGCGAAACGTTTACCCGCCCCGGTGGTGGTTGATACGGCCTGCAGTTGGGTACGAATTATCTACCTGACCGACCACGATATCGACGTGCTGGATAAGCAGACCAAGCGCGACATTCTGACGCACAATAAATCGGTGCAAGCTAACTGCCAGAGCATTAACCCCTCTCAGCGAGTGAAATAAATGGCCTCATCCTTGAGGTCCACGGGTAAGTAAACGCAAGGTCTTTTATGTAATGGCTCTTTTAGCCTATAAGCCAGCTCAGAAACAACAAGCGTAAGCGGTAGATATTTATGATTTTTTTTCTGCTGCTTATCCACAACCTACCGAAGAGTCTAAGAAATGATTGCAACCATAGGAACCATTATCGTTTGGGCGCTCATTGTTGTGGGTGGAGTTATTGGGATTCTGTGCGCGTTTATCGGTCTTATGTTCCTCATTAACTTCCCCATTCGCTAACCCCACTAAGGGATAACGCCAACAATATTCCTATCAAAGGATAAAACATGACTCCATTAATTCTTACCGCAGAGCAAATCAAAGCTCTGGCAGACTTCGCCGAACAGGATGGTCAACCCGCTTATACGATCACTCAGGCCTGCATCCCCGAATTTGAAGCTGATGACGGCAGCACTGTGCCGGGTTATGAGGGCATTGTCGCCTACTCCGAGTCAGAAGAGCACGGTGTACTTCAGTTGGAAGATTAAGCATTACAGAAACCTCTCCTCGGATGAGGACCCCAATGTCTACTATTAATAGGTGTTCTCATCTACACGTGAAGGCTGTACCTTGATAATGTTGATTATCATTTACGATATTGGTGTTGTTATGAAAAAGGGATTTATCGGTACGATCTTCCTGTGTGGTATGCTTCTGGGGTGTGCCAGCCCCGTTAAAAACCCGCATCCAAAGCTGCTATATTCTCCGAGCCCAGCATATCCATATTACGCACTAGCTAACAGGATTGAAGGAGATGTGACGGTTAGATATAACGTAGGTGTTGATGGGAAGATATCAAAGGTTTGGATTCTAAAATCAGAACCTCAGCACCTTTTCGACTCTGCAGTCATTGCGGCAATGGCTCAATGGCGTTATGAAATCAATAAACCGGTTCAAGGCTTAACAAAAAAAATATATTTTAAAATCAAAGCTCCGTCCGAATAAGCCAGAGAGCAGAGCGTTGAGACTTCCTTTATTAATACTGAATTCGTTGTCATCGCAAAGGCCACCTACGGGTGGTTTTTTATGGCATTACAGAAGTCATTCCATAGAGTGGCTTTGATAATGATGTGCTGAAAAAAATCCCGCCCGGAGAAGATAGTGCCAGACGGGTAACCAAGACGGTCGGGATATGACTCTTTCAATAGCTTAACACTCGGGCGGAATTATCCACAGCATGAATATTTTCAGCAATAATATAAATATATGATATTCATGAGACTTGGACCCTGGCGCATGGTGCTAACTACATATAGTTTTGACTTGGCATACATAATTGGTGCGAAGTAGTTTCCTGCACTAAATAATTGCAAGCCAGAAGAATATTAAACTTAACCTAAAAGAAGCCAGGAAAGGCCGGTATTTTTAATACTGGCCACAATGAGGTCGAAGGGAGACTATTGCAAATATTGCTTCTGCTCGGGCTCTTCGTTTTGAGTAGAAAGATTGATAATCACCTTAAAGATATCTTCATATGCATCGTTCATTTTATCAGCAGTTTTCTCTGTTATATCGCTCGCTGAAGAAAGTTCAATGCCTTGCATCAACTTCACACTTGAGAGTATGGATAGAGCTCGAAGAACAACTTCCTTTTGTTCCTCAGGCAAAGTTTGAACGATAAAAGCGATTGCGTTTCTTAGTGCAAGTATCTGCGCATGAGTTTCATAGAATTGGTCATTCATTTTGTATTACCTGAACTGTTGAGTGTAGTAATTAACTGTATCAGGCAGAAGTGATATCCGCTACCCGATGATCAGTAGGATACAACGTACCAAGAAGTAGGTTGCTTATCCTGAAATGGTTAAATCACTTGTTTAAAGTGTCTACATAATATTACGCTTTACTCTAGCATTTGTGATAAGGTCGGATAATGTAAGGAGTAATCACATGATACATGTGACGAAGTTTTGAACCAGGGAAGGCTTGGTTCGAAAAGTTAGGGGTAAACGTGACTATTCATAGTGATTTGGAAGCTTACTTATTTCTTCTTCTCAGCATGTGGCCAGTATTGATAGTCGTTTGTGTTGGGATGGCGTTAGCGTTTAATGGCGTTCTTATGCGTAAAACAGCAATACTGTTCGTGATACTAGCAATCAGTATTGGTTTATTGGGATGGTTTTATGCCTGATAGTATAAATTTCACACTTCAAATCCATTGATATCGCATGGATAAACCCATTTTATGGTAATTGCTGCTGTTATTTTACAGAAACATGTCAGTAATATTGCTATTCAGGACAAAAAAAGCCCTGCTACATATGGGGAAGCAGGGCGCGATGTAATGTCAATTATGAATAAAGCCAGCTATTATACTGACTGGCAAAAAGTATCACAACTTTCGCCCAGGTCGATGCGATAAATACTACCTTCCGTATATCCGGAGTTTAATTTTTCATTTTACCTGCTCTGCAGGATTTTATTTTTACGAATATCATATGATAGCAACCTTTATCCATATTAACTATAGAGGTAAGACATGTCAGAAATTACACCTGCAGAACAAATCCGCCTGGATATCATCAAGAAAGTTAACTATGACACCGCAGCGGCCAAGCTGGCCATTGACTGGGTAGGCGACAGCTATCTGAAGTCTGAGCTTTTCGCAGACTCCTTTGATCGCGTATACACGGAAAGTGAGATTGTCTCAAAAACCCGCAAGGCGATTCAGGAAGCGACTGAAGCGCTGGCGCTGTTTGATACCGCGACTGAACTGTCCAGTTAATGAACTCATTACAAAGGCCGCCAGCTATCTGGTGGCTTTTTTAATGGCTTCAACCACAGGAAAAGACCATGGCAAAACCGGACTGGGGCGAGCTTCAGCAACGGTTCCTGTCCGATCATGCCGCAACCGGCGTATCACCGAAGGATTGGTGTGAAGCGCAGGGACTGAATTACGCTACTGCCCGCCGATACATCAAGAAACCCACTGCGCAAACTGCGCAAAAACCTGCGCAGAAGAAATTGCGCACTGCGCAAAAGGAAAAGTGCGCAGAAGAGCTGGTGGATAGCAAACTGAGTCCAAAGGTAAAGCGCTTCATTGCTGAATACCTCAAGGACAATAACGCTACTGCTGCCGCAGAGCGCGCGGGTTATAGCGACCCAAACTATGGCCGTCAGCTTCTAACGAATCCTAACGTTGCGCAGGCCATTGCGCAGCAGCAGAAAGCATCCATTGTGCGCACGCTTGGCAGCGCTGATGAAGTGCTTGAGCAGATGTGGCGGCTTGCCACCTTCGACGCCAACCAGCTTTCTCAGTATCGCCGCGGGAGCTGTCGTTACTGCTGGGGTTTCGGTCATCAGTATCAGTGGCGCGATGCCGTAGAGTACGAAGAGAAACGCCTCGAAGCGCTTGAGCGTAAACGTCGGGAACCTTTGGATGATGGCGGATACGGCTACGACCATACCAGAGCGCCTAACCCGGAATGCCCACGCTGCAATGGTGATGGCATCGGTCAGCCATTCTTTGCCGATACGCGCAAACTGGCGCCGGATGCTGCGCTTGCCTATTCCGGTGTGAAGCTTGGTAAGAATGGCGTTGAGATAACCGCCATCAGCCGTGAGCGCATGTACGAGGCGGTGATGAAACGTCTCGGTCTGGCTGACAGTGAGTTTGCTCAGCGCCTGCAACAGATAGAAATTGAGCGCCGGCAGCTGGAGATCGACAAACTTCGCAAAGAACTGGCCACTGACCCGGAGGATGACGAACCAACGCCAGTTGCGATCAATATCAACGTAGTCGATGCGCGAGTGAGGGAAGAGGATGGCGATATCACCGACGCTTAACGTTCCCCAGGCCAAATTCCTTGCGATGCAGTACAAATTTAAGGCCTATGTCGCCGGCTTCGGTTCTGGCAAGACGTGGGTCGGCTGCGGTGGTATCTGCAAAGGGATGTGGGAACACCCCAAAATCAACCAGGGTTACTTTGCGCCAACGTATCCGCAGATCCGTGACATCTTTTATCCCACTGTAGAGGAGGTGGCTCACGACTGGGGGCTGAATGTCAAAATCAACGAGGGAAACAAAGAGGTTCACTTCTACGCCGGGCGCCAGTACCGAGGAACGACGATTTGCCGCTCGATGGAGAAACCGCAAACCATCGTTGGTTTTAAAATCGGTAATGCGCTGATTGATGAGTTGGACGTAATGCCCGCCAAAAAGGCGCAGTTAGCCTGGCGAAAAATCATTGCTCGTATGCGTTACAACGTGGCCGGTCTTCGTAACGGGATCGACGTCACCACGACGCCGGAAGGTTTTAAATTCGTTTATCAGCAGTTCGCAAAGGCTGTACGCGATAAGCCTTCGCTCTCAACGCTGTACGGCCTGGTGCAGGCCTCGACGTTCGACAACGAAAAGAATCTGCCGCCGGACTATATCCCGTCGCTGATGGAGTCATACCCGCCGGAGCTGATCAAGGCTTATCTTCGTGGCCAGTTCACCAACCTGACTAGCGGGACGATTTACCATCAGTTTGACCGTCAGTTGAATAACTGCCAGGAGGAAGAGCAGCCCGGAGAGCCACTGTATATCGGTATGGATTTCAACGTCGGGAAGATGGCCGGAATTGTTCATGTGCTGCGTTTTGGGCTTCCCTGTGCAATTACTGAAATCATCAAGGCTTACGACACCCCGGACATTATTCGCATCATCAAAGAGCGATTCTGGCTGTATGACGGTCATGACTACCGAAAAGTGCGGGAAATCTATATCTACCCTGACGCCTCGGGTGATTCTCGTAAGTCAGCTCATGCCAGCACTACGGATATCGCCCAGCTTAAACAGGCAGGCTTTAATGTGATCGTGAATGATTCAAACCCGCCAGTAAAAGATCGCATCAACTCCATGAACGCTATGTTCTGCAATGGCAAGGGTGAGCGTCGTTACAAAGTGAATGTGAAACGGTGCCCGGTCTACACGGAATCGCTTGAACAGCAGGTATGGGGTGACAACGGCGAGCCTGACAAAAAAGCTGATAACGACCACCCTAACGATGCTGGCGGCTACTTCATTGTGAAACAGTTCCCAATCATCAAGCCGACTGGAAAAGTCACCAAACTGCGGATGTAAAACCATGCCTGATATTTCAACACCCAACCTCGACTACAACGATATGGTTGAGGCCTGGGATATCAATGATGCGCTGATGGGCGGCACGCTGGAAATGCGCCGGCAGGGGAAGTTGTATCTTCCGAAATGGCCCAACGAAGATCCTATAAGCTACAAAGAGCGGCTGGCGGTCGCAACCCTGCTTCCTGCTTATGAAGAGGCGATTAAACAAAACATTGGGCGTGTATTTGCTGAACCTACGGTATTGAGCGAAAGCGCGCCAGAAAGTATCAGAGAGCTCTCTGCCGACATTGATATGGAGGGCAACCGCCTTGATGTATGGGCGCAGCAGTTCTTTAGCATCGGATTCCAGTATGGTTTGGTTCATGCGCTGGTGGACTATCCGCGAGTAGATCCTCAGTCCGTAAGAACAAAAGCCGATGAAAAAGCAGCTGGTAGCCGTCCGTACGTCACGATGCTAAACCCACGCCAGGTCATCGGCTGGAAGTCGAAAGTTGAGGGGGGAAAGGTCATCCTCACGGATTTGCGTATTCGTGAAACAATCATTGTTGATGGCGATGACTATGGGCAGACGAAGGTTGAGCAAATTCGGCATATTATGCCCGGAAAGGTTGAAATATATCGCCGAAAAACAGAAGAGAATGGAGCAACGCTATGGGTACTTTACGAAGGTTGGGAAACCAGCCGTAACGATATCACGCTGGTAACGCTCTATACGAAACGCACAGGCTTTATGCGCGGTTCACCGCCACTGCTTAATCTCGCTTTACTGAATATCAAGCACTGGCAAAGTCAGAGTGAACAGGACAACATACTTCATGTCGCTCGCGTGCCTTTGCTGGTGGCTTACGGTCTTGCTGAAGGTGAAACATTAACGATCGGCTCATCAACAGCGACTCGTTTCGACAACCGAGAAAGGCAGGGCCTCGAATACGTCGAACATACCGGATCGGCCATTGAATCCGGTGAAACGTCGCTGGAAAAACTGGAAGATCAGATGCGACAGGCCGGGGCAAAGCTCTTACGTGCCGAGAACACCTCGACCAAATCTGTTGACCAGACCAATGAAGAGCGCATGCAGGAGAATTCCCCGCTGTACACGATGGCGAGTTCGCTGGAGGACGCGCTCGATAACATTCTGCAAATCATGGCGGAATGGCTGGGCGAGAAAGAGGGTGGCAATGTCGATGTACGCACTGAACTGGATGTTTCAGCCCAGACGTTTGATTCCGCAGCTGCAACAGCTGTTCAGTCGCTCCGTCAGGGTGGTGATATACGTCAGGTCGATGCTGTTCGCGTTTTGCAGTCCCTCAAATTCATCGATCCGGACGCGAAGCCCGAAGAGGTAATCGACGAGCTGCGAAATCAGCAGGTCACGCTGGCCGGCGGACTGAGTAATCCGGGTGGTGCAAATGGCAACGGCCAATGACAAGCTTCAGGATGAATCGATAGCGCATGCGATATGGATAGCGCGGTACAGCACCAGCGTTGCAAACAGGATGATAAAAATCCTGAATGACAGCGATGCGGAACTGACTGCCAGATTGCTGGTGGCGATGGATAGCCTGGATGCTGACAGCTTTACCGTGTCGCGACTGGAAGCGCTGCTCGTTAGTGTCAGAGCTCTTAATCGCGAGGCTGTGCAGTCCATGTACGCTGGATTATCTGATGAGCTGCAGCAACTCGCTCAGCACGAAGCAGGCTTTCAGCTGAGCCTGTTCCAGTTTGCGATCCCCGATGATGTGCTATCACTTCACCCGCTGGTGGGCATTTCACCGGATGTCGTTTACGCCGCGGCGATGGCACAGCCGTTTCAGGGGCGCCTGCTTTCAGGGTGGGCGGATAACCTTGAAGCCGATCGCATGACGCGTATCAGCAATACGGTGCGGCAGGGCTTTCTCCTGGGTGATACGCATGAGCAGATAGCCCGCAAGGTTCGCGGGCACGCTAACCGAGGCTATCAGGATGGCGCCCTGCAGATGAGCCGCACCAATGCCGGAAGTATTGCAAAAACGGCTGTGGGGCATCTTGCGGCGACGGTGCGAAAGAGCTTTGCGGATGCTAACGACGACATCCTGAAGGGGAAACAGTGGCTGTCCACACTCGACAATAAAACTTCAAAAGACTGTCGCATTCGCGATCGCCTCAAGTACACCCTGGATAACAAGCCGATCGGTCATAAGGTGCCGTATCTGCAGGGACCCGGGAAAATCCATTTCTGCTGTCGCAGCGTCGAAACCTACATCCTGAAATCGTCTGATGAGCTCGGTATTGCTGTAGGGCAAATATCCGATAGCTCACGTGCCAGCATGGACGGGCAGGTGCCTTCGGATACCGATTATCAGGGCTGGTTCTCGCGCCAGTCGTTCACGCGTCAGTCCCAGATCGTTGGCGTAACCCGGGCCCGGCTGATTCGTGACGGCGGTATGTCGCCCGATGATTTCTACAACGACAAGGGCGAATGGCTGACTCTGGAGCAACTGCGTAACCTGGATGCTCAGGCGTTCAGCAACGCCAGACTTTAAAGCTATTTAAGTCTTCAATCAGGCTGCCTCCGGGCGGCCTTTTTTTATTGCCGTGATCCGGATGGTGAGCGGTGCAACGGTCGGATGACCCCGAAAAGGTAACCACATGAAACTGAAAACAGTCGAAGTTAACGGCAAAAGCTATGCAGAAGTCGATGCCAGCGGTTTACCCGTCTACGTCCACGATGACGGCCAGGAAGTTGGTTTTGATGCTGTGCAGGCCGTTGGGAAAATCTCCTCTCTGAATGGCGAGGCAAAATCTCATCGTGAAGCCAAAGAAGCAGCTGAAGCCAGTCTGGCTAAGTTTGCCAAAATCGGTGATCCGGCGAAGGCACTCGAAGCGCTGGAGATGATGACTAAAATCGACCAGAAAAAACTGATCGATGCAGGCGCCGTTGATCAGGTTAAAGCGGATATCACCAAATCCTTCCAGGCGCAGCTTGATGAAGCTACTCAGCGTGCGACGACCCTGGAAGGCCAGCTTTATCAGGAAATGATAGGCGGCCGGTTCTCTGGCTCGAAATTCATCGCAGATAAAGTGGCGATTCCGGCAGATATGCTTCAGGCGCGGTTCGGTCAGTCCTTCAAAGTCGAGGACGGCAAAGTCGTTGCCTATGATGGCTCTGGCAACAAAATTTATTCCCGCTCTAAACCGGGCGAGCTGGCAGCCTTTGATGAGGCGCTGGAGTTCCTGGTGGAGCAGTACCCACAGAAAGACCACATTCTGAAGGCCAGTGGTAACCAGGGCGGCGGCTCTCGCCAGTCTCAGCATTCACTCGGGCAGAAAACGATGAAACGCGATGCGTTTACCAGTTTGAGCCCGACAGATCAGCAATCAACTCTCAAAGACGGTATCACCATCGTCGATTAATTCTTTGCCAGCCGCCGGATGGCAGCTGGTGTCGGAGCTGGATAGCTCAACCAACCCTATATTTTAATCTCCAAGGAATCCATACACATGGCTAATACGCTTACCGGGTTGATCCCGACTATCTTCACGGCTCTGGATACCGTATCTCGCGAACAGGTCGGTTTTATCCCAGCGGTATCGCGCAATGCGAAAGCTGATGCTGCGGCGAAGGACCAGACTGTTACTGCGCCGGTTGCGCCACCGGCAACCACTGTTGATATTACCCCGGGGGCCACTGCGCCAAATGACGGCGACCAGACGATCGGTACCGTTGATGTCAAAATCACCAAATCCAAAATGGCCCCGGTCAAATGGAACGGTGAAGAACAACTAGCGCTGGGGCCCGCAGGGACATACAACACCATCCTGGCGGATCAGTTCAAGCAAGCGTTCCGTGCGCTGGCAAATGAGATGGACTCGGATCTCGCGGCTTTGTATTTCGCTTCCTCACGCGCTGTCGGTACGGCTGGTACTGCTCCATTCGGGATTGCTGGCGATCTGTCGGATGCGGCAAATGCGCGCCAGGTATTGTCCGATAACGGCTCCCCGACTACCGATTTGCAGATGGTTCTTGGTTCCTCTGCGATTGCTAACCTCCGTGGTAAACAGTCAGTTCTGTTCAAAGTGAACGAGTCTGGTACCGATGCGCTGCTGCGTGAGGGTGTCGTGGGCCGTCTGGAGGGATTCAACATCCACGAATCTGCGCACGTCAAAAAACGTGCAGCATCGGCTGCCGCTGATTATCTGGTAAATGGTGCAAAATCGGAGGGTGATATCCTGATCGCGATTGATACCGGCACGGGTTCTTTCACGGCAGGTGATATTGTGACGTTTGATGGTGACAGCAACAAATATCTCGTTGCTGCAGCTACTGCTACCACTATTACCCTGGCGGCACCGGGCTTGCGTCAGGCGCTGGCGGATAACTCCGCGATTACTACCGTAGGTGGATATACCGCAAACATGGCATTCGACCGTAATGCGTTCCTGCTGGCTGCGCGTACCCCGGCAATGCCGCAGGGCGGTGATACTGCGGATGACGTCATGAACGTTACTGACCCGGTGTCAGGCATCACTTATCAGGTGGCGCTGTACCGTCAATACCGTCAGGTGCGCTACGAAGTCGGTCTGTCCTGGGGCGTAGCGGCAGTGAAAACTGAGCATTCGGTTCTGCTGTTGGGTTAATTATCGGGGGCTTCGCCCCCTTTTTTTAGTGGAGGGCTTATGGCCGGATTAACCAAAGAGCAGCGTGCTGAACGTGCTGCAGCAAAACTTGCGACCGTGCAGGTTGACGCCAATACTCCTGCACAGCAGGAACAGCAGCTGGTGGCGATGATTACCGATTTCCCGGCATTCCCCGGCGCTCCTAATACCGCCAACGTTCACCCTGATGAAGTTGAGAACTGGAAGGCGCACGGCTGGAAAGAAATGGAGTGATGCATGATCACTTTCATCACTGTTGAAGATGTCAATTCGATTCTCGGTGCCACTTGGGCGGATGAAAGCAAGAAAGCCAAATCTGTGCTGATGGCTAATACCTGGATGAATGGACTTAACCTGAAAATGCCGTGTGATAAGGCAACTCACGAAACCATCATTCCTGACGATGTAAAACAGGCTGGCGCCTATGCGGCGCTGGCAGCGGCAAATGGCGGGCTGTATCAGCAGAAAACTGATTCTGGCGTGCTCCTCAGCAAGACGGTGGATGCCGACGATGTCAGCGTTTCGAAGACCTTTGCAGAACTCGCTACCAACAGCTCGGCATTGCTTGATTCTGATCTGCAGCTGGCGCTCGCAATGCTGAAGCCATATGGCGTTAGTCAGTCTCAGGTGCGGCTGGTAAGGGGGTGATATGGGGATTCGTGACGAGTTGCAGACTGAAGTTGCCGCAGCATTTAATACCGACCTGCAGGATGCTGTTAAGGATTTCACTGGGACATACTTCGTTCGAAGTGACTGGGACCCGGTTACGGAAACCGGCACTGAAACGCAGGTGACTTACTCAGGACGCGGAGTGCTGGCGCGCTATAAACTCCGCCGCATCGATGGCGTTAACATCCTTCATGGTGATGTGAAACTCACTGCCCTCGTTAATGAGGTCTCCGACAAGCCTGCGGTTGAGCACATCATCACGGCACCTGACCCGATTACTGGCGTACTCCAGCGCTACGAGGTCATCACCGCTTCTGCCGACTCTGCTGGCGCTGCGTACTCCATTCAACTGCGGAGGGCGTGATATGGCTAAGGGCTGGAACATTGACCCGGCGGCATTCGCCGGGCTGGTGGAGGACGATGTGAGGTTACGGCAGAGAACTATCGCCATTCAGCTGCTGAATGAAATCGTCCAGCGTTCGCCTGTAGGTAACCCGGAATTATGGGCTATCAACGCCACTGCGGTTCAGTACAACAAAGCGGTAGGTGAGTGGAACGAATCTCTTTATGCCGATCCTGCCAACCTGACAAAGACAGGCCGTCTCAGAAAGAAAGTCCGTGTTAACGATGGCATGGATATCCGGCGCCCGGCTGAGTATCGCGCAGGAACCTTTCGGGCGTCGCATTTTGTCAGCATCGGCGAACCCGATCATTCCGTCCCGACTGAACCTGATCCACGAGGGACAATGACGTTTCTCAATGGCAAAAACATCATCAACCAGGCGCCGGCCTACTCGGTGATTTACATTCAGTCAAACCTCCCTTACTCCATACCACTGGAGAATGGCCACTCTACGCAAGCGCCGACAGGCGTCTATGCCGTCTCATTTAATGGTGTGATTCAGGCCTACAAATGACCCTCACAGAAATAAGAAACGTTGTCATCAGACGAATGACGACGCAGACCGCTATTGCCCAGGATGCGGTGGACTACCCAAACGGTCCTGTATTCGATCCCAGCGGTCGAAAAATCTGGGCTCGCCTTACTGACATCCCCGGACAAGCAGGTGCTAACGAAATTGGAGCGGGGCCGACTGTCCACCGAACAGGGGTTCTCATCATCCAGCTTTTCGTCCCTGTTGGTTCAGGCACTCTGCAGCTGACTCAGGCCGCCGACAAATTAACGCAACTCTTCGAGTTTCAGGACGACGGAGCGCTGAGTTATTTCGCCGTATCCGCCATCCCGGCAGGTGAAACCGATGGCTGGTCTCAGCTCAATCTTCAAATCCCATATCGCGCTCTGTAGCGCACAATCAACAGGAGGCTCCTGTGAGTTCAGGCGCAAAAGTAGTAACCGCGTTTATTCGCGAAACCACACCGGGAGAGACACCCTCTGCTGGTGTCTGGAACCTGTTACGCCGTTCGTCGTTCGGGCTGATGCCAACGCAGAACACCAACGATAACGATGAAATCGGCGGTGACCGTATGGCGCAGGGCGTTTCCCGTGGCACGATTGATGTCGGCGGTGATGTCGGCACCAAATTTCGCTGGAATCAGCATGATGATTTTCTGGCGAGCTGTTTCGGAGCGGATTGGCTCGATAATGTGCTGACGATGGGCAACAACCGCATTACTTTTTCAGTTTCTTCATACGCTGATGACGTAGGGATCGCACAGATTGCCCGCGGTTGCCAGGTCGCCACTTTCCAGATTGAAATCCCGAATGATGGCGACATCACTGCGACCATTACCTTCGCCGGGCTTGACTGGGAAACCAAAGCCGACGATACCAGCTATTTTACTAACCCGGTGGATGGTGCTGGCGCGCTGCGCTATTCGTTTAAGGAAGTGACAGGCCTGAGTCTGAACGGGGTGGCGGGTGGTGCTGGCTTCTGTGTGGATACGTTTAATATCCAGTTTGATAACAACATGCAGACTCAGCGTTGTATCGGTACCGGCTCAGCATTTGCTGGCGCAAACATTCCGACGACCTTTACACCATCAGGTCAGATCACGCTGTCATGGTCCAAGGCGGCCTGGGAGATTTATAAAAAAACCTTCACCGGCGAAACGGTGCCGTTTACCTTCACGCTGGAGAACGCCGAAGGCGCTTATACCTTCAGCTTCCCTGAAGTACAGATATCTGGCGACTGGCCGGACGCCGGGAATACTGACATCGTACAGGTTCAGCTAGATATCACGGCCGCCAATACGCCGCCAACCATTACCCGCGTGCCAAAAGTACCGGCGACGGCAATCAGTGTTGCACCAGCTACTTCAAATGGCGCAGTCGGCTCTACGGTGACATTAACCGCCACGCTTACGCCTGCTGATTCAACAGATATCGTCCAGTGGACGTCATTGGATCCTGCGATTGCCAGCGTAGTTTCTACCGGGCAAAAAACGGCGAAAGTGAACCGCAATGCTGCCGGGAACGCCACGATCACCGGGAAGGCTCGCACCTTTACGGCAACCTCTGAAATCACTGTCACCGCACCTTAATTTCCCTGACCCGTTCCGCAGAACATCGCGGTTCGGGCTTTTTATGGAGTCTGTATGCTGATTATTTCTTCTCAACTTGATCTGAGTGGCGAGCGTTGGTTTTTCCCTTTTAAAAAGCCTGATGGCCGTAAAAAGAAATTCACACCTGAAGAAGAAGCACTGTTTAAACTCCGCCTGCTGGTGGCCAGCAGCGAGAATCCACAGTACCGCTCACGTAATGCGCTGGTGCGGCGCCATATCGACAAAATGGACGCGAGCTATCAGGTCGGTACCGACGCTTTCGATCTTGCCAGCGTGGGTGAAATTGACTCAATTGATGACCTGCTCATCGATAACTGCGCACGCTTCCTTTTGAAAGACTGGGAGGGAGTAGGTGAGCTGGTGGATGGTATTGAGAAGGCTGTAGCGTATACGCCCGAACTTGGCGTCGCGTTACTGAAGCAGAACCCCGCGTTGTATTGGCTGATTCTGGCAGAGGCTGCGAACATAGCTCAGGGTAAGGAGCAGCAGACTCAGGAAACCGTAAAAAAGCCCTAGAGGCGCAGGCGTGGCTAAAGGAGTTCGGGGGCGAGAGGGGAGATAAGGCGAAATGGCGCCGGGAGCAATTGAACCTTCCGCCGATTCCTGAGCCAGAAATTGATGCAGTAACAGGGGAGATCCTCAATGCCTATGCCATGATATCGCGCAGCAGGAAATATGCTGGCATGGCCGGAGTACCGCTCCCATTATCCCTGAATGATATTGAGATATATCTGGCATCGCGCACCATCCTGATTGACCGCACCGAGTTTGACGCCGCTATCCTGGCGCTCGACGATGCTTGGCGGGATGAGTGGGCTGTAGAACATAAGCGACTGAGCAACGCCAAATAATCGTAGCATTGCGATGCATAATTCATGTGTTAGGATGTTTCCGATTGCAATCAAAGGAAAACATAATGAAAAAATTCATCGCATTAGCGCTTGGAGCGCTGTTACTTTCTGGTTGTACTGTGCGTGTTGCAGACTTGACTGTAGCAAGTACCAAAAACTACAACCTGAATGGGGGTAAGTTCTACAAAGGCAAGCGAGTTACCGCTGAAGATAGCTACCCGGTCATCATCTTCCCTACCGGGATCCCTAATGTGAAAACTGCAGCAGACCGCGCGATTGAAAAAGATCGTTGTGCTGTTGGTCTGTCTGACGTAGTTGTCACTCAGCTAAACCATGCTTTCCTGTTTGGTAAAATAGGTCTGCGTGTTGAAGGCAACCTCGTGATTGACCGCAGCCTGCCGGGTTGCGAGAACGCAAGCTGATTGATAAGGCCACCTTCGGGTGGCTTTTTAACTGATGGGGATAGGGATGTGAAAAAAGTATTGGCTATGGCTTTAGGTGCTTTACTGTTGGCAGGGTGCGCCAATAATGTTGGCTTAAATGCTGAAACTAGCGTCAGTAAATTTGACGGCGTTAAAACTGTGACCATCCAGCCTCATGGTGCGGATTGCTGCATGGCCATTGGTGCATTTTGGACAGAGAAAGTACCGGATATGGCGGTTCTAAACTTAACAACATATGTTAAATATATGAACCTTGAAGGTGCTGAATTACGAGTCGATAACAAGATCATCAAACTTCAGCCTGTAGATACATTAACCAAGTTTGAACAAATGATGCCCGGCGATAACGTAGTTAATATGCCAACGTCAACGCGAGGCTTTGCCCTGCCTCTTTCAGATTTAAAACAAGTTATGGCCGCGAAAACGTCAATGATTAGGCTTACCACCCTTTCAGATGGGGCGATTGTTGGCACGATTAAAGACGGGCAGAGCGACACCAAAGCCTATTATGCTTTGCAAAGGTTCTTAAACCAGATCCCTAATAAATAAAGTACCAAAATGGTTGACTAAACCTCGCTCCGGCGGGGTTTTTTATTGCCCGGAGATCGCTAAATGACAGAACAAACCTCTCGCTTGGCTATTGTTATTGATAGCTCCGGAGCCGAGAAGCAGGCCGATAATCTCGCAACTGCACTGGTAAAAATGACACAGGCTGGAGACCGTGCAGCTTCGAGCGCTGGCAAGGTGACAAAGGCTACGGACGAAGAAAAGCAGGCTCTATCTGAACTTCTCGATCGTATTGACCCGGTGAATGCCGCCCTGAATAAGCTGGACAAACAACAGCAGGAGCTGGCTAAGTTCAAATCCAAAGGGATGGTGGACACTGATACATTTGAGCTTTACTCAAAGCGAATCGAAGAGACTCGTAACAAATTAGCCGGCTTTCGTGATGACCTCGGAAAGACTGGCATGTCAGCCAAGCAGACAGCTTGGGCAATGCGCATGATCCCCGCTCAGATGACAGATATCGTTGTCGGTTTATCCACCGGCCAATCGCCGTTCATGGTGCTCATGCAACAGGGTGGGCAATTGAAAGATATGTTCGGCGGAATTGGGCCGGCGATTAAAGGCGTTGGCGGGTATGTTATGGGGTTGATTAACCCTTTCACCCTGGCGGCCGCGGCGGTCGGTGTTCTTGGTTTGGCCTATTACAAAGGCTCTCAGGAGCAGGGTGAGTTTTACAAGTCGTTGACCCTTACCGGTAATCTGGTAGGAAAAACTTCCGGTCAACTGGCCGATATGGCCGCCCGTGTATCAGTAACAGCTAACTCAACTACCGGCGCAGCAGCATCAACGCTTAACCAACTTGTATCATCAGGGAAAGTGGCTGGCGATTCGTTGGAGCGCGTGACAACCGCGGTCGTTGAAATCAGTGATGCCACAGGCATCGCTACTGAAAAGCTGGTGGGTGATTTCAACGATATTGCTGCTGATCCAGTCGCGGCCATTACCAAGCTGAATGACCAGTATCACTTTCTTACTCTGGCAACCTATAACCAGATTAAAGCCCTGCAGGATGAGGGTAATCAGCAGGAGGCTGCACGCGTAGCGACCGATGCTTATGCCAACACCATGCAGCAGCGTGCGAATGATATACATCAAAATCTAGGCATTCTTGAAAGCGCTTGGGACTCGTTGGGAAAAACAGCCAAGGGCGCATGGGATGCAATGCTCAACATTGGGCGCGAGCAAACCCTCTCCGATAAGTTAGCCTCCTTAAACGAAAATATCGCTGAAGCGCAGAAAGGGCAGGCTGAAGGTGGATTCTGGAATGGTTTTAATGCTCGATTTAGCAACCTTCCTGAAATGCTCAAGCAAAGGGATGCCATTCAGTCGCAAATCACAGCTGAAGATACGCTAAATGGAATATTGTCAGATCACGAGAAAGCAGAACAAAAACGCATTAAAACTCAGCAGGAAGCGGATCGGGTTAACCAGCAATATCTCAGCAATGCGGACAAGCGTAATAAAGCCATTAAGCAGCAGAGTGAGTTCCTGAAATCTGGCGCAATCACAGCGGACCAATACGCTAAAAACGTTTCCCGCATTAACGAGATGTACAAAGATCCAAAAGCACCAAAGATACCTAAAACACCGCAAGGAAAAGCATACGCCGAGGACGCTGCAACTCGACTCCTTGACCAGATTAACCAGCAGACTGCTGCCATGCAGTCCCAGTTGGATGCCAGTGATAAGCTTAATAGTGCAACCCAGGCGCGAGTTAAGTTCGAGCAGCAGATAGCTGATCTCAAATCTAAAACGCAGCTTACCGCCGACCAGAAGTCTATCCTTTCTCGTTCCGATGAGATTTTGCAGGCTTACAAGCAGCAAGAAGCATTGCAGAACTCCGTCAAAACGCTGGACGACTACCGGAAAATGCAGGAGCAAATCGCGCCGAAGGAAGTTAAGCAGAACGACATCCTGCAAAAACGCCTGCAGATACTGCAGGAAATGGTGAGACTTGGTAAGTTAAAAAAAACTGATGCTAATAAACAGGCATCAGATCTTATAGCCAACATGCCGTTGCCTGACTCTGTTATATCTGCGGTAAACAAATCTGGAGGCACACTTACTTCCGGGGCCAATAGCCACGATATGTCTGGTCAGGGGCTAAATATGATTGGCCTGCAGGTTGACCCGCAGCTTGAAATTATCGAAAAGCTAAAAAAAGCACAGATAGACTATGCCGAATGGATGAAGGTTCAGAATAAGTTAATAGCCCAGGACACGATTCTGACTGAGCAGCAAAAGGCTGATAGGTTGTTGGAAATTCGCAATAATCAGCAAACTCTGGACGCTGCGTTATATGTAGCCCAGGCTCAGTCAGCTCAAAACTCCTTCTCCAGCATCACTGAGTCGATGGGGACGATGTTTGGTGAGCAATCGGCAATGTACAAAGCGGCTTTTGTAACGCAGAAAGCATTCGCGATAGCTCAAGCATCTTTGCAACTCCCCATGGCGATGGGGCAGGCGCTGGCAGGGTTGCCGTTCCCGGCTAACCTTGCTGCCATTGCTCAGGTTGTAGCTCTTATGTCCACAATCACTTCCAGCATAACGAGTGCAGCAGCTGTCGGCTTTTCCTCTGGCGGCTATACCGGCCCGGGTGGAAAGTATCAACCTGCAGGAGTAGTTCACAAAGGTGAATACGTCTTCGATCAGGAGTCTACAAATCGAATCGGCGTGTCGCAGCTTGAGGCGTTACGGAACGGCAAACCGCTTGATGCAACATTGGGGCGTTCGGGGTTCGGTACTGGCGTTCAGAACGTTAGCAGCGACAACAGTAGGCGAACCACTGTTCATGCGCCGATCACCCAGGAATTTAACCTTCAGGGGGTCACGCCAGAGCAACTTAGTTCTACGCTCAACCAGAATAACAGACAGCTTTCCAGACAGTTGAAAGGGGAGCTAACGAAAGAGGTCATGATGCCACAGGGCGATTTTGGCCGCGCTTTAAAGAGTCGCTACGTGAGGGGGTATAAGGAATAACATGGCAGATATCCTCTACCCACACGACTATCTCCCAATGCCACTGCAGGAAGGCTATGGGTTCCAGCCAGTCAGCCCTTTGAAACGAACTCAACTCACTACTGGCCGCGCGCGACAACGCAGGGCGTATACCTCGACTCCTACGGAAGCGACTGTATCCTGGTTTATGGAGAGCGATGTTCAAGGGCTCACGTTTGAATCGTGGTACCGCGATGCGCTCTCTGATGGTGCAGCCTGGTTCATGATGAAGTTGCAAACCCCCGCAGGCATAAAATTCTACAAATGTCGTTTTACGGATATCTTTCAGGGACCAGTGCTGGTGGCTCCTATCTACTGGCGGTATTCGGCGACGCTGGAGTTATGGGAGCGCCCACTATTGCCTCCGCCGTGGGGTAACTACCCCGAGTGGATCGCCGGTAGTTCACTGCTTGATATCGCATTAAACAGGGAGTGGCCAAAGCATGACGGTGCTTAACCGGCTTTATGCCAGTAGCGGATCGGAAGTCATCATTGAAACGCTACAAATCAATATCGGTTCGACGGTGCATTATTTCTGCAAGGGCTACGACGATATTACAGCGACGACCGAAAATGGCGCTGTTATAACCTTTTCAGCCGCAGGTATCGATATCGCTATCCCGGCCAGAAACAGCGACGGTACACAGGATTTGCAGTTCGCTGTCAGCAACATAAAAGGGGAGGCGAGTACGGCGATTCGCGATGCCCTGGCAGCGAGACAAGATGGCTCTATGACCTACAGGCAATATGTCTCAACAGACCTTAATGCCCCGGCTTCTGTGCCGTATACGCTCGCCATCAAATCGGGCTCCTGGACGGCACTGCAGGCGCAAATTACCGCGGGCTATATGAACGTTCTCGATACTGCCTGGCCGAGATTCCGTTACACACTTAATGAGTACCCCGGCCTGCGTTACATGAGTTGAGGTTTCCCCATGTTTGAACCTGATAAATACCTTTCGGTCACCTGGCTGAAGGGCGGTCGCTCTTTTCCCAAACTCGACTGTTTTGGCATCGTAAATGAGATACGACGCGACCTTGGATTACCCGAATGGCCAGACTTTGCAGGTGTGACCAAAGACGGCGGCGGCCTTGATAAAGAAGCAAGAAAGTTGATGTTAAAGCTTGAGCGTTGTGAGCCATGTGTCGGCGCTGGCGTGGCGTGTTATTCGGGAACAATGGTCACCCATGTGGGAATTGTTGTTGAGCTGAACGGGTTGCTGCAGGTGGCGGAATGTAACCCCGGCTCGAACGTTTCTTTTATGCCGGTCTGGAAATTTAAACGGCGATTTATCAAGGTGGAATTCTGGCGATGACGATCAGTATTTATCCCTCCCGGTTACCTGGCGGACCACTTGAAAGCCATCAGCATGCGCGCATAACCCTGCATGAGTGGATGCGGAGGAATGTCGAAAATTATGATCCCGGGCTGCCACAGCCAATCAGCGTTGAGATTGATGGCGTGCCCGTAGCATCAGAGGAATGGCCGCGGTGCGAACTGTTACCAGATACTGACGTGAAGATTTACCCCGTCCCTTACGCAACAGGCTTTGCCATTGCCGCCCTGGTTGTTTCGGTTGCTGCCGCCGCTTATTCCATCTACATGATGAATAACCTCGATACCGGGACCTACGATTCATCTACGGGTAAGTCTCTGGACTTAAACCCGGCAAAAGCGAATACGGCAAAACTTGGCGATCCTATCCGGGAGTTGTTCGGGCGTGCGCGGGTTTATCCGGATTATGTTGTTCAGCCGGTCAGTCGTTTTAACCCTGATGACCCAACCAGAATGACAGTTGAGATGTTGGTCTGCGTGAGTCGTGGAAATGTGGCATTTGCTAACGGCGATATCAGAATTGGTTCGACGCCAATTTCCGCCCTGGGTGATTCATTTTCCTGGACGCTGTATCCGCCGGGTGCAAATGTTTCCGGCGATCGCCGCAGTGAAAACTGGTTCAATTCTACCGAGGTGGGCGGAACGTCCAGCGGCAGCGGCCTTGATATGGCGCAGACAGCGCCAGATTCATCCGATATTACCGCCGACAGCATGACCGTTTCGGGGTCGTCGGTTTCGTTCACCGGGCTGAGCGATGATGATGGCGATGATTCTCTGCCTGAGTCCTGGGTGGAAGGTGCGCTGGTGACTATCATCGCGCCGACGAACTACCTGATCTCTTCTTCATCGGGTTACAGCGTCCTGTTCAGTGACACGCTGACTGAGATTAACCCCTATGCCGGCATGCCCGTTACGCTGGAAATTAACGGGGCAGAATATGATCTCTTCATCGCTACGTTTACACCCAAACAGGATGCTGTTCCGGGCGTGGGGGGATCGGCAGCTTCAATGCGCGGCAGTGCAGCCCCAACAACCTATGATTTTTCGACCAGCAGCCAGACGTTTACCCTGACCTGGCAGGCGACAACTTATACCGTTTCGCTGATCGCTAACTACGGCAATATGTCTGGCCTGCTGGCGGCAATCAATGAAGCGATAGCAGGGTCTAACCTGGTCGCGCAGGATGATGGCGGGGTAGTTCGCATCGTTGAGAAGTCCAGTCCGTGGCTGGGCGGAAGTATTACCGCCTCACCACTTCCGGTTTCCGTTTTCGGGGATAGTCCAGTTTTTACCGATGGTACCGCATCCAGCGGCGGCAGCCCGGCGATCACCGCCAATGTCACCCTTGCTTATGGCAGTGCTGGCGGTGCAGCATTTTCCGGCATTCCTGAAGGGACGCAGCGCCTGTCGCTGGCGCACCGGGGAAATGAATACCGTATTGCCTCAGCAGATGGTACGACCGCGACGGTACAGCGCATGATTAACGGAGGCATTGATCCTACCTGGCCGGGGTTCTCACCCAGGACGATGATTGATTACCAGGCGACCGGGATTAACGACAACAATAGCTGGATGGGCCCGTTTCTCGCCTGCCCGGATAATGAGGTGGTAAATGCATTTGAAGTGAATTTTTCATTCCCTTCCGGCATTTGCGGTTTCGGAAAATCCGGTGGCAAGAATTACCGTAACGTTGATTATGAAATTCAGTACCGGGTATATGGTTCTGGTTCTGGCTGGGTGAGCAAAACCGGACGTTACAGGATGAAGAACATTAATGCCCTTGGGTTCACTGAGCGATTTGAACTGGCTACCCCTGGTCTGGTTGAGGTGCGGTGCCGGCGGCGTAATGAGCAGGGAAGTAAAAACTCCAGGGACTCTATGTACTGGCAGGCGCTGCGCGGCAGGTTACTGAACCGGCCAGCATCATATGCCGGTGTATCGTTAATGGCCGTGACGGTGGAATCCGGCGGCAAACTGGCGGCGCAGTCTGATCGGCGCGTAAACGTTGTGGCCACGCGTATTTATGACAATGGCGCTCCGAGGCGTATCTCCAGCGCGCTGTTTCATGTCGGTAATTCGCTCGGGCTGGCGATGGATACCGAAGCCATTAACACCCTTGAGGCAACCTACTGGACCCCGAAAAATGAGTATTTCGACTTCGCGACAGGCGACAGTGTCTCCGCGCTGGAAATGCTGCAGAAGATCACCACTGCGGGGAAATCGTACTTCCTGCTGAGTGACGGGCTCGCATCTGTAGGCAGGGAAGGGATTAAGAACTGGTCCGGCATTATCAGCCCGCATGAAATGACCGAAGAGTTACAGACCACCTTCTCGGCGCCGTCCGCCGATGATTACGATGGTGTAGATGTCACTTATATCAATGGCACGACGTGGTCAGAAGAAACCGTACAGTGCCGCACGCCGGATAACCCCACACCGAGGAAAATTGAGAGTTATACCCTCGATGGGGTGCTTGACCCGAACCGCGCCTATCAAATCGGCATGCGCCGCCTGATGAAATACCTATATCAGCGGCTGGGGCATAACACGACAACAGAACTGGATGCGCTGGTCTATCAGTATGGCGATCGCATTCTGCTGACGGATGACATTCCGGGAAATAAAACGGTAAGTAGTCTGGTTATGGATATGGCCACATCTGGCGGTCAAACGGTATTTACCGTCTCCGAGCCGCTGGACTGGTCCTTTGAAAACCCGCGCGCAATTCTGCGTTACCAGGATGGTTCTGCCTCCGGGCTGCTGGTGGTCACCTTTGTCGGGGATTATCAGTTGTCCGTTCCGTGGCAGGCCGCTTTTGATGAAATTCTGCTGGAAGATCCGAGCATTGAGCCACCACGGCTGGTGTTCTGCAGCTCAACGCGCAGTGTTTATGACGCCATTTTTGAGGAGATAGCCCCGCAGGCGGACGGAACCTGCCAGGTGACGACCAGACAGTACAGCGACATTTTCTACCAGTACGACGACGCGCCATACCCCGGCAGCGTTTCTTAAAACCACAAATTCCCCCGATTAACTTTCTTTCGCTCAAACCCTCGTTTTGGCGAAGCCTCTTTTTGGAGCAAAAAACATGGCCTTTAATCCGCCGCTGGGGAGTAATTCTCCCGTAGTGTTGCTCGATAACGCCACGCGCCTGGATAAGCTGGTCAACGGACCCGCTGCCGATGTTCCCGACCGTGCCGGAGATCAGCTGTACTCATGGCGCCAGATGATGGCGAAGAATGATGAAATTCGTCAAAACCTGATACCGCTCAGCAGGCAGTACATGACACTTGAGGCTGCACAGGCTGACATTGCTAATATCCCCGAAGGGAGCACAACCTATGTACGTAGCGGCATCGGTAGCGCTCTGGCGGATGAATACATTAATAATTCAGGGACCCTTGAACCGACTGGCAGAAAGATGCCATCGCAACAAGCCGTTCAAATAAACGATGATTTCAGGGTGGATGTTACTCTGGGCAGCGAATCGCAGTGGGTTGATAACAGTAGCAGTTCTGCCAAAACCACGATAATGGCCGATGCTTCAGGAAGAGAGGTTATTTACGCGAACCATAGCGCAAAGAAAATAGTAGCTTATGGAAAACCACTGGCGGATAACAAAACGGTTTCGGAATTAGGCTCTGAAACATGGGTAATGAATGACAGCAATCCGACCATTATCATTGAATTGGTCGATAAATCAGGCCGCATTGTTAAGTATCTGGACCTGTCATCCGGGCTTTATTATGTTTTTGGTAAAGCTGTTGGGACTGAACAGTCATCAATTGTGTACCCGACGTTTATTCCTGAATTCATGGATGCCAGGAGCTACGGACAAAGCCTGAGTGTTTACTCACAGGGGACGCCTGGGCTTTCTACTGTCACAATTAATTCAGTTCGGTTTGATACCGGAGTGCTGACCTACAACAAAAACCCAACATCTCTTGTTAGCCTGGAAGATCCGACGTCTAGCCAGTACATGCAAAGCCAGGTCCACGACTTTCAGACTAAAGTGAGCGATGCCTCCAGCAGCGAGTTTCTGCTTGCCGCGTCCGGTTTGGGTGGTACGCCATTTTCAGGACTGGAGCCAGGAACGGTGGTCTACACCCAGTTCATCAACACAATTCAGAAGGCAAAAGACCTGGTTGATGCCCGAGGCCTCCAGTACGGCATGCTCTGGTTTAATTTCCAGCATGGCGAAACCGATGCGTCACAGGGAACCGGGTATGCCTACTATCGGCAGAAGTCTAAAGAGATGCAGGAAACCACTAACGCTCATGTTAAATCTATTTCAGGGCTGAATCATGATGTGGTCATGTTCACGTATCAGATGGCGACACATGGCCGTTATGACGGGACAACATATCCCAGCTATGAAATACCGCTGGCTCAACTGGATGAGGCGGTCAGCAACCCGCTAATTCAGCTCGCGACGCCGATGTATATTTTCGACTATGCCGATGGGTTACACCTCACGAATGATGGCTATCGTCACAGGGATATTTTCTTCTCGAAAGCCCAGAAGTTTTACTACGAAAATAAAAAGCCATGGCTGCCGTTATATCCAACTAAAGTCAGCCGTATCGGCAATACCTCTGTCCTGCTTGATCTGCACGTCCCGGTTGGCCCGGTTCAGTTCAGTACCGATCGTGTAACTGCTGCGACAGATGGGATGCAAGGCTTCGAACTGTGGGCAGAAAACAGTGCCGGGACGCTAACACGCCTGGCCATCTCATCGGTCACTATCGTAAGCGGCTCACGTATTAAGATTGTTCCTGCGATTCCGTTTAATGCGGCTGATAAAATTTATCTGGCTTATGCATTCACGCCGGAAAACCGCGGTGCCGACAGTGGTGGCGGTATCTATCCAAACTGGCCCGCCGGATATACCGCCGGGTGTCGTGGAAATGTTTGTGATTCTGACGATTACGCATCTGATCTCCGCGATAAAAACGGCAATCCCTATGAACTCCGCAACTATCTAACCATCTTCCGGAAAGAGGCAATTTCATGAGCTATTTATTCACCCGTCTGTCTTTCGATGTACCATTTGATAACCCAACCTATGTTGATGAAAGCTCAGTGCGCCGCCTTATTAATCCGGAATTTAATCCGGAGTCTGGTTTTGTAAACTGGATGTTTGGTGGAAGTGCTGACAGCCTCACTTCACTGTCTGGTGGTCATGTTATGACCCCTTCAGCTGGTGCTTTACCAACCTATAAAAACTCATCGTTGGTTCTTCCCGCGGTGGCGACAGGTTTTAACGGCCTCAGCACTGAATATAATGACTCAAACAGCATGACACTGACCGCTGTCATTCAGTATACCGGCGCCGCAACGCAGATCCTTCTTGGGGTAAATACCGGAACACAAGGGGAGTGTATCTATATGAGTGGTACCAGTGTGATGACCCACCTTGTGCGAAATGCGCAGGGGGCATCAGTGACAACTGAAATTCCGGTGCCGGCCGGGCTCACTGCAGGAAAGTATATTTTCTTAGCGTTCAGCCGAAACGGGAACAACCTGATTTCAATGGTAGGCGGCGCATCTGCTCAGGTGAACGTAACGGATTCCGTTAAAACCCCGGCAACAGCGGCAAAAGTTGGGCCTGGAAACACGGCATACAACACCAATGGTTTTTCAAAACAGTTAGAGGTGGTTGAGTGTCTGTATCGGGATGGCCCGACCACGCTTGCAGACCTACAAACTGCCTATGCAAATTCGAAAACGCGATGTGCTTTACGCGGGATATCCTTGTTATAAATCAATTGCATATAAAAAGGCTATCGAATTTGATAGCCGTTTTATTTAAGCCGATTAGATCAGTCCTCGCTCGAGGAGAATATCCATACCGACACTCACCATCGCATCACGCTGATCTGCAGTGAATGCGCCGTCATAGTACGCAACACATGCAATGTCACCGTACATCGACGAGGTGGTGAGGCCGTTGGGATCGCCACCGATGCTGACAGCCGTATCAAGCGACGTGTTTTCCGGGAAGCCGGTACCGATAGGACCATACTGCAATCCGGCATCACTGATCCTCACGCTGGCCGCTTTAGTGACCGGGTCAAATACGCCTACAGCCACATACCATTTGCCGATTTCCGCGTTGATAACACCGGCGGCAGCAATGGTCCCCGGCGTGCCACTCGGGTAGATATAGGACATGTAGAAGCCACCGCTGTAATAGAAGTTAAACCCGGCACTGTTCACGCGGTTGCTGAGGATATTGATATAGCGGTCAGCGGCATCCAGCTTAAACGCGACGATGAACGATACGGCGCCCCGTCCGGTCTTCACCAGGTCAGTCACTGACGGTTTTGCACCGTTAGGGTAATGGAGGCCCCAGTCGCGAATTTGACCGCCATTTGGTTTGACGGTATAGCCGTGCCCGCTGTTGTCCAGTGGGTTCAGCAGATCGAAACTGGCAATGGTCGGGAGCGGTGATTTACTTTCCAGTTTTGATTTGATGGTCACATAGTCGTGGTTCCAGTCGGTGACAGGAATAACTTGATTGCAAAGAATACGAACGCCAGCCATGGTGGCTCCTTGTTAAATATTGGGTGAGTGTTCCGGGGTACCGCGGTTTTCGTTGCCGGTACCGTTCAGAGTGCCGGTATAGGTCGCTCCGTTCATCGGATCGAACCAGTCACATCCCGTCGCCCTGACATTGGATGAATCGAAATAAAGAGCACCTGTTGAGTCAGGGATAAGCTGAATATCCGCGCCGGTTACCCGGCAGCGGTTCCCGGTATCGCCGACGCTGTAGCGCGCCAGTAAGCCGCCGGCAATATCGAATTCAGCTTTTACCCCGGCCGCGTTGATAATCGACGGATAGCAGTTCCTGAGTGTCACTTTGGGACGGTATGAGTATTCGCTGGTGCGGTACGTCGTGCCGCCGACAACGGTATCCCAGGAAGAGGCCGCGCCTGGCATGTACAGCGTCGGGCAGGCGTTCTGCGCGATGACCGGATTATTGATGATGCTGATGACGTCCTCGGCGATGATCTCTGCGTTCGTCCCGTTCGGGCGGAGTTTAGTCCGGCTGGCGAACGGGTTCTGCGCCATGTCGGCTCCGCAGCGAAACACCGCCATCACCGCATTCTTACCGTCAGGCACGTTAATTGCAGTCATGCCCTGCACTTTCACCATATCCGGCAGATAGGTTTTCTGGGCAGAGTTGTAGAGGTTACGGAACGGACGGCAGAAGGTGAACGCAAAATTATCAGGCAGGGAAGCCGGCACACCATCCAGATCAAAGACGATATCTTTCCCGGAAATCACATGCGGGTTTTTGGTCGACACACCATAATCAACCGATGTTCCGCTGTTCATACGGACAATATCAAACGACAGCACGTCAGACGCCCAGGCATTAGTGATATTGCGGTCGAAACGCACCACCAGCCCGTCGATAGCCAGGTTACACTCGCAGTCCCCGGCGTAGTCTTCGCGCATATTGATAAAGAAATTCAGCCGGTCTTCGATATGCCCGGTCTGCTCCAGGCTGTACTGCGTGATATTGAAGTCACAATCACGAAGCGCGAACTGGCCACCGCCCTGCAGGAATATCTGGCGCCCCTTGAATTTCGTCCTGCTGATGTAGATGTCATAGCCGAATGAGTGAAAATCGAACCGGTTCATAACCGACTCGGTAATAAATACCCGCTTCAGACCATGATGCCCCTGGAATCCCCAGCCGTAGAGGCCGTAATATCCACTGATATGAATATCGATGCTGTTACGGAAGCAAACCACATACGCGCCGCCGGAAGTGTTAGGGATACATTCAGCGGCTGCGTTACGGCAGTGAATATCGGTCACGCCATACGAGCCGATCGCCACGCGGGACTCGATATCGCCCGTCGCCCAGTTATCCATCACCAGATTTTCAATGTTGACCTGCGAGCGCTCAACCTGAATGTTCACGAACTTGCGACCGTTGCCTGCTTCAAAGAACGCCGGGGGCTCAAAGTTAAGCCAGGCATTTTCTTTCGGCTGGATCCAGGCTTCCGTGATGGTGCCCGCCGGGATATTTTTCACCAGTACATCAGAAACCGCGCCATTACGACCAATACGGGTGAAGTCCCGGAAATGGACCTGGTTACGGACGTTCGTTTTATTCCCGCTACGGTACAACTCGACGGATGAAGAAATAAAACCAAACAGCGCACCCCGGTACTGGCTTAACTTCGGCATCGGGATATCCATGCTCCCGCGCTTCAGATAGGACGAATAAGAGGTATTGAGTTCGTTCAGTTCAGCCGCGGTGAAGTTGACGCGAGACTTGCCCTGGATGCGGAACATATACATCGGGTCGGGGGCACCATCATCCACACCATCCACTTTCCCCCAGCGGGTTTCATCCGTTCCGCTGCGATTGCAGGTGACGATCGTAGAGCCGCTCAGATAAGCAGACGTCCTCACCACAATTTCACCGCTCACCCACAGGAACCGCCCGACATTCTGAACAACCGGGATAGCATGCTTTGCCGCAAAGGCATGGCAATGGGCAATTGCCTGATCCGCCGGCTCGATATCAGCCAGTAACGCCTGCGCCGCGGACTCATTACCCTGCGCAGACAGCGTGGCATAATTCTGATAGACCGACTCAGGGATCCGGGGCGCGCCAAACATGTCATAAGAGACAAAGTCACACTGTCTAACCCAGCGACGCCCATCCGTACCGACCAGCACTCCACCGCCATCATCTGGTGAAGTCGTATCGGAGGCATCGACAACGAACCGGCCATTGATGCGCTCGCCCACAACATCACGCACGGTGGCTTCGCCAGTGTAATTACGGATATCGTCATAACCCACCGCAGTATCACCGGGGGTAATCCCGCCAGCCTGCCCGCCGCCGCTGTCGCTCCCGCCCCAGCCAACTTTCGTCCCGTCTTCCTTAACCCCGGCAATCACCAGACCGTTACGCGAATAAATCAGGAACAGCCAGCCGTCCGGCGCGTTGTTGTCAATCACGCTCCCGTTGAAGTTGAGACCTGAGTCGCCGGTCACCAACTGCGCGACTGACTCAAACTCAGTGACGCCGTCCGTGCTTCTGATACGGAAAGGGCGAATACCATTGCTGGACACGATATCAAACAGCGAATCAGGTGATTCCTGTAATGACCGGGTACGCTTGTCGATCTCATCAACAAGTGCGGAGGACGGCATTTTTCGCCCGGTAGCGACCAGCGTTCCGCCGACATTTTGGTATTCAATGGCCAGTGCGCTGTCGTCAGGGCTGCGCACATACGTTGTGCTCCCTTCGGGGATGTTGGCAATATCCGCCTGTGCAGCCTCAAGTGTCATGTACTGCCTGCTGAGCGGTATCAGGTTTTGACGAATTTCATCATTCTTTGCCATCATCTGGCGCCATGAGTACAGCGGATCTCCGGCACGGTCGGGAACATCGGCTGCGGGACCGTTAACTAGTTCATCCAGACGTTGAACGTTGCCCATAAAAACATCGGCGTTGGTCGTTCCCAGCGGCGGATTAAAGGCCATGTTTTTTGCTCCAAAAAGAGGCTTCGCCCAAACGAGGGTTTGAGCGAAAGTCAGGAGCTTTTTACAATCAGCTATTTCAAGGAGTTAGAGAGTGCTGATTGGCTATGCGAGGGTCTCAACGGTAGACCAAAACCTCGATTTACAGAAAAATGCACTAATTCGTGCAGAATGTGAGCTAATTTTTGACGATAAATCGAGTGGTAAAAACACGAAGAGGCCGGGTTTAAAGAGGGCATTAAAACGCCTAAAAAAAGGGGATACTCTGGTGGTATGGAAACTCGACAGACTTGGCCGTCGAATGTGGGACCTGATTAAGCTAGTGGGGGAACTGCAGGAGAAGGGGATTTACTTTCGTAGTCTCACAGACAGTTTTGATACCGGAACGCCAGCTGGCCGGTTTGTCTTCCATGTTATGGGCGCATTGGCTGAAATGGAGAGAGAGCTAAACATCGAACGAACTCGCGCAGGTCTGGCCGCAGCTCGCGAACGTGGCAGGATCGGCGGCCGGCGGAAAATAATGACCCGCACTATCATCAACCGGGCGGAAGAAATGTTAATCGCTGGCGCCACCCGGCAGCAGGTGGCTGATGTGATCGGGGTAGGGGTGAAGACGATTTACAAATATTTCCCAGTATCAAGTGTAGGAAATTTTGAGAATCAGTAATCATCAGGGATGTTGGAGATACCGCCCCATACTATAATCAGGCCAAGTATAGTCATGGCTAATAATGTTACGGATATGCCGGAGATGATTAAAAGTGTCATGTAGTTCCTTGAGGTATGTGTTGTCTTTTATCAGACAGCAGGAACAGTAAAAGGTTGTGAGCTTTACAAACCCATGACAATTTTTTTTATGATAAGAAATCAGCCAATGTTAGCTGGTTAAATTTGCTGCTTGTACTGGCTAACGGAGCCGCCCAGCAGCAGATTTCAGGAATGATTGGGATTAATGTGAAGACAATTTATAAATATTTGCCTGCTGGATGAAAATATCATTGATAGAGTGAGATGATCTTTACTAATAATCGCAGGAACGAATTTGCACTAATGCACTATTTTATCGCTAAGATTATATTTGTTTGAGTCACTTATTGTAAACGAGTGGCTTTTACTTTGTTTCGTCCTGATCTTTTTGCTTCGTAGAGTTTTGCATCCGCAATTTTTAATAAGTCATCGAAGGAGAGAATAGTGTTGTTGCTAGGGTAATAAGTAACAGCGCCGATGCTTACTGTGACTCTTCTCTTGAATTTTTTGTTTTTTTCAACGGAGACTCTAAAATTTTCGCATAACATAGTGCAATCATCTTCAGTTGCGCAAGGGAAAAGAATGATAAACTCCTCTCCACCGAATCGGGCAACCATGCTTTCCTGTGTTTGTGAATCTGAAAGAATTTTCGCTATATTTATAAGTGCAGTGTCCCCTTCAACATGTCCAAATTCATCATTATATGATTTAAAATAATCGATATCTATAATGGCAAGCGATAGTGGTTGATTGTGGTCTATTGATTTTTCTATTTCAGAGTTGAGATATGATAAAAATTTTCGTCGGTTGGCTATCCCGGTAAGTGAGTCCTGAGATGCTAACTTCTCGAGTTCTAGGTTTATTTCAGCGAGTGACTGGCGTTGCTGTTTTAAACTTATTTCCATGTTTTTTCTTTCATTAATGTTTTGTGTTTGGGCAATGTAATATTGAATTTCGCCATTGGCGCTCCAAACAATGGACACGCTGAGTAATATCCAAATATACACCCCTTTTGCAGTTAAATATCTTTTCTCAAGTTGATAAGATGGAATAAAACCTTTAGACAGTGCTCCTAAGAGAGCTAAATCTTTCTCTAAATCATCATGGTGAGTTATTTCTTGGAAAGTTATAGATAGTAGATAATTTTTTGAATAACCAAGCATGTCTACTAGGGAATGGTTAACTTTGACCCATTGACCGGAGGGAGATACAAGGGCCATGCCAATGGTAGAATTTTCAAAAATATTTTCTAAAGTTTTATTACTTCGACTAAGAGAAGTAATTATCGTTTCTTTTTCTTTGTTCAATAAATCAATTTCAATTGAAGCTCCAATCCCGTCGGCCATTAGCCCAATAAATTCATGATCTTCATTGGTGAACTTTTCTTTTTTGATTTCTTGAGATGAGAAGTTAATGGTTCCCCATATCATCCCTCTTACCCATATTGGTGCCGATATATAGCTTTCAAGATTCATGTTTATATAAACAGGGTGTGTGTTGAAATTTTTACTCTTTCCGGCATTTTCTATGCTAATAATTTTTTTATCATCAATGACTTTTTTACAGTAAGTGTTTTTTAATTCCAGTGTTAATCCTTTGTACACTCCATCAGGGGCGCCTGAAACTGCAAGTAATTTATACTTATCATCTTCAACCTGACTCACTATACCCAGAGACAGGTCAAATGCTTTAACGCCTTCTTCAAGGATAGTCTTAAATGTTTCATCAATTGAAACGTATCGTTTGACCATCGATTTGTAGAGAACGTGGATTCTGTTAATGTGTTGTCTTCTTGTGGTCAT